CGCGGCGTTCGCGCCACCGCCGCCGTAGTTCACGTCGATCGCGCGGCCCTTGTAGTGCAGCGACGTCGGGGAGTGCTTCCCGACCCGGCCCCAGGCGGGGTGCCCCGAGATGCGGGCGCCCTTCGACTGGAGGAACCGGCCGATCTGCACGATCGTCGAGTTCCCCCCGCCACCGACGAACGGGTTCCCACCCGGCGTTGACGGCGGGTACAGCAGGGCCAGGTTGTCGTCGAGCCAGTCGGTGACCTCGGCGTACGCCTTCGCGGTGACCGCGTCAGCGGCCGTCGACACGGGCGGCCCACCCTTGACCTTCGGGGGCTTCGGGACCTTCGACGCGGACGTGAACCCGCCGTTGGCGTACGCCTCGAGCCGGCGGATCCCCCCGGCCGCGTACGCCTCGTACGAGTGGTCCGGGTCGTCGTCGCCGTGGTCGTGGCCTTCGTGGCCGGTGTCCACGCCGAGGCGGCGCCCGGTCTCCTCCCAGATCGCAAGGGACCGCTTCCGCTTCGTCGGGTGGAGAGGGATGTACGCCTCACCGCCGGTCTCGTCCTCGGCCCACACCCGCCACGTCCCACCGGGGGCGATCTGCGCGACGTGGTCCTCACGGGTGCCACCGTCGGCGTAGTAGTCCATGACGGCCCCGTCGGCGAGGCCCGTCGACGACGTCGACCCGCGCGCGGCGTTGCCCTTCGCGCGGCCGTTCGACGACACCTCGATCTTCGACTTGCCCACTGCGGTGAGGACCGGGTTCACCCCGTCAGCCAGGGCGACGCCGTACTCGCGGGCGATCTCCTCGATCGTCGCGGTCCCGTTGCCGAGGGCCTCAGCGGCAGCGTTCGCCGCGCCCTCACCAGCGGTCTTCGCGATCTCCGCGAGCACCGGCCCCGCCAGGCGCATCTTCTCGCCCCACGCGAACACGGCGTCCTCAGACCGCTGCGCGAACAGGTCGTCCATCTCCGCGAGCTCCGCGTCCGACGCGTTGACGAGCTCAGCGACCAGGGGGGCGCCCTCAGGGCCCATCCGGCCCAGCTCGTCGAGGGTGCCCTGCGACACCCGCCCGGCGAGCTTCAGCATGTTCGTCTGCCAGTTGGTCTGGTCACCGACCATCCGACGGAGCTCGTCGAGGTACTCCGTGACCGACACGTTGACCGACCCGACGTAGTTCTCCCAGGAGTCCTCCTGCGAGCTCGTCGCCGCGGCCTGCGCCTCAGCTTGCGCCCGGTCCGCCTCGGTCTTCTGCTCGAGGAGGCCCGTGTACGCCGACAGAGGGTCAGCGAACCCGAGCATCGTCTCGCCGAGCTCCATGTACGTCTGGCGCATCTCCTCGGCGCTCTCGTCCGAGAGCCCGAGCATGTCGACCATGCCCTGGAACGACGTCGGCAAGCCCACGGCAGCGGCGGAAGCGCCACTCACCGCGCCGGCGACACCGGACACGGCACCGGCCAGCGCCTGCCCCGAGGCGGCGGCCTCTTCCTGGGCGCGCTTCACGCCGAGAGCGGCGTCGCCGTACTGGGGGAACAGGGCGGTGACCTGCTCGACCTCGACGCCCTGCGCGACTGCGGCTTCCGTGATCGCCTTGAACGCGGCCTCGGCCTCGGCGACCGACCCGCCCTCGGCCATCTGCGCGAGCTGCTGGTCGAGCGCGGAGAACCGGTCGGTGACCCGCTGCACCTCGGTGTCGCCGGTCACGCCGAGGATGTCGACGCCCTTGGCGATCCGGTCGAGGCGGTCGGTGAACGCTTGCCCACCGGACGGGTTGTAGAGCCGCTGGAACGCGGACGCGAGGTCGTCGACGTCGGTCCCGCCGAGGTACTCCTCGAAGTTGCGGAACTGCTCGTCGATGGCGGTGAGGTCGCCCGTGCCGATCCGCTCGATCGCGTCGGCGAGGGCGTTGGCCTCGAGCGCGACCCCGTCTTCGGACAGGGCGTCACCGAGGGTGTCGACGGCCACGGCGACGGCGGCGATACCACCGGCGTACCGGGCGGCCTTACCGACGCCGTCGAGGACGCCGCGGGCCTTGCCGCCTGCGGGGGCGAGCTTGTTGAACGCGTCCTTGGTCTCAACGATCTTCGGGACGAGGAGCATGAACCCGCCGGCGACGGTGGCCGTCACGCCTGCGATGGCGCCGATCCCGCCGATGGCGGTCTGCACGGGCTGGGGCAGCTCGGAGAAACTCGTCGCGAGCCCACCGAGGGCCTCAGCGGCCGTGGTCAGGACGGGCAGGAACGTGACACCGAGGTCGATCGCGGCGTCGTTGAACTGGTTGCGGGCGACCTGGAGCTTCGCCTCGGTCGTCTCGTACCGCTTGTTCGCCTCGTCGACGAGGGCGGAATTCGCCTCCCACGCGGCGTTACCCATGTCGAGGGACTCGGTGAGCATCCCCTGCGCGCCGGCCATCTGGAGGAGGACGGCCGTGTCCTGGGTGCCCTTGATGCCGAGGTTGCTGAGGATCTCGACGACGTTGTCGCCGGAGTCCTTCGCGGCGGCGAGCCCGTCGGTGAACGCGCCGACCGCCCGGATGGGGTCCTCGCCGAACGCCTGGGTGAACTCGGCACCCGACATGCCCGCGACGCGGGCGAACTCCTCGAGCTGCGCCCCACCGGACTGGGTGGCGACGTAGATGTCCTGGAGGGTGCGGGTCATCACGCCGCCGCCACGCTCGGCGTTGATGCCGAGCGACGCCATGGTGTTGGCGAGGGCGAGGACGTCGGACTCGCTGGCACCGATCAGCTCGCCGGCGCCGGACACGTACGACGCGAGGTTGAGGATCTCCGCCTCGGTCGACGCACCGTTGTTGCCGAGCTCGACGAGCGCGGCGCCGAGACGACCGACGTCCTCGGGTGCGGTGCCCATGACGTTCATGAGCTGCGCGAGGGAAGTGGCGGCCTCGTCGGCGGACAGGTTCGTCGTCTCGCCAAGGTCGATCGCGGTCTTGGTGAAGTCGGCGATGTCCTCGCGGGCGACGCCGAGCTGACCGGCGGCCTCAGCGACCGCGGCGATCTCGGTGTGCGTCGACGGAAGGGTCCGCGCGAGCTGCCGCAGCTCGCCCTCGAGCGCGGCCATCTGCTCGGGTGACCCGTCGGTCGTCTTCTGGACACCGGCCCAGGCGGACTCCCACCGGATCGCCTCGCGCGTCGCGAGGGCCAGGCCCGCGCTCATGGTCGCGCCGGCCGTCGCGAACGACGCGCCGAGGGTCTGCCACTCCTGCTGGTTGTCCCGCGCGGACTGGGCCAGCTTGCCGAGGGCGCCCGTCGCGGACGTGGCCTTCCCGGTGGTCTGGTCGAGCTTCGTCGCGGCGCCGGCGGACGCCTTCCCCGCCTTGTCGAGCTGGGTTGCGGCCTCGGCGGCTTCGCGGCCCACCTTGTCGGTCTGGGCGGCGGACCGCTCGGCGGCCTGGCCCTGCCGGTCGATGGCCTTCCCGGCGGCGTCGGCCTTGTCGGCGAGGGCAGCGGACGCCTTCCCCGCGTCGGTGAGGCCCCGCTTGAACTCGGCGATCTCCGCCCGCATCCGGACAACGACGGAACGGTCTGCCATGCTCACCCCTCCAGGTGTGTGGTAACGGGGGATGAGTGGGATGGCTGCGGAGACGACAGAGCGGAAGCCTCAGGCGGGCGACATGGCGCGCGGTTGGGGCGCCCTGATCGGCCTGGTCGCCGTGGTCCTCGGCCTGGTCGGGTTCCTGCTGCCCGAGGACAGCGCCGCGTCCGGTGTCGCGCTGTGGCTTGCCGGCGCGGCGCTGCTCGTCGCCCTGGGGCTCGTCGTCGTGGGCGTCATCGCCCGCGTTGTCGTCCCCACCCGCCGCTAGGTGCGGGACGTCCACTCGAGGTAGTCGATGTCCCCGGGGGACCGCTGCTCGTCCTTCTTTGAGGACTTGAGCGCGGCACACCCGGCGCAGGAGAACGTCTTCCGCTCGTAGTACCCGTTCCCGCCGGCGCCACGGTGGGCGACGTCCCTCGGCTGGTGACAGCCGGGGCAGAGGTCGTCCTCGTACTGCTGGTGGGCGAGGGTGAGGAGGAGGTCCTCCTGGGTCCACCGCCCGGGCTTCCCGCCGGCGAGCCACAGCGAGGGTGGCTGCTGGTGTGCCCGGGCGGTGCGGAGGGCTAGGAGGACGTTCCCCGCGTTCGGGCCTGCGAGCCACCCGGCGAGAAAGGGAGCGTCACCCGCGGGGGGGCACCGGAGGCCGTCACGTACGTCTTGACGACCTCGCGGTACTGGGCCTCGGACTTCTCCCGGAACGCCCGCCAGAACGCGGCGTCGAGGCCCTGGGGGGACACGACGGCGTCGGCGATGTAGTGGAGGGTCTGCTCGTCGCCGTTCTTGTCGAGCTTGATGCCCTGGCCCTTGAGGCGCTTGTCGATGCCGTCGCGGCGGGCGTCGGACTTCCCCTCGATGCGGACGGTGAGGGCGGACGCCTCGAACTGGGCGTAGAGGGCGTCGCGCTGCTCTTCGACGGTCTCGGGGGTGGGGTCGCCGAGGGCGCGGTCTCCGTCGGGGATGGCGCGGGCGACGCGTGCCTGTCGGTCGAGCTCGTCGACTTCGGCGATGAGGTCGGCGCGGCCGTAGATGGTGACGGACCGCTGGGTGCCGGTGGCTCCGGAGAGCCAGGCGGCGGGGTCGAAGTCCTCGACGGTCGGCTCGGTGTCCGTGGTGTCGGTGGTCACTGGGCGTCCTCCTGCTCGGCGGCGACGCGCGCGGCCTCCATGTCGGCCATGTACTTCTCGAACGCGGCGGTGTGGTCGTCCATCGGCTCGACCGGGGGGGTCGGCTCGACCTCGGGGGTGCTCACGCGGCGGCCTCCTCGGTGACGTCGATCGGGGTGACCCGGTAGTGGAAGGGGGGCACCGTGCCTTCGCGCGACCACTCCGTCGGCGTCATGTGACCGTGCGCCTCGGCTGCGGCGTAGGCGCGCTTGTCGACTTCCGCCGGCACGCCGTCGTCGACGGGGATGAAGATGCGGTGCTTGGCGTAGCCCTCACCGGGGTCGCTGAGGACGACACGGGTGCCGTCCTCTCGAAGCGCGAAGACGGTTACGTAGACGCCGTCCGCCTTGCACTCGAGGGTGCTGATCTGCTCCGGGGTGAACCCGAGGTCCTTGAACATCTGCACGTAGCGGGCGCGGGGGATCACGGCGGGTACGGCAGGGATGGTTGTGCTCACGGCAGCCCTCCACGGGTCTGGTGTTGGCCCACGGGTCTGTGGGGTGGTACCCGGGGTGGGCGCGGACCCGTGGAAGAAACGCGCCCACCCCGGTGACAGTGGCCTGACAGGTCAGGCGACGACCGCGCGGAGGTCCGTCTGCTCACCCTGCACGTACAGGCCGAGCATGAACTTCTCGAACCCACCCGACGGCGACAGGGGCCGCGGCTGACCCGTGATCGCACCGTGGACGCGGGCGTCGTCACCCGCCGCCCACGGCTCCTCGTGGGCCTTGCCGATCCGCACGATCCAGAACCCGCCGATGCCGGCCGTCGCGAACGTCTCGTACGCGACGTCGGAGAGCTCCTCGCGGTAGCGGAAGAACTCCATCGCACCCTCGTACGTCGTCTTGCCGGGGGCCTGGTCGTTGGACCGGGACGCGAGGGCGGGGTCGTCGATGGTGTTCTCACCGGTCGGCCCGAGCTGGAAGTTGTTCATCGCGACGATCGTCTGGACGTCGAGGCCGGCGTTGAGGGCCGTCGCGGTGGGGGCGTGGAAGTTCGCGAGCGTGGGGACGTACGTGACCTTCCAGTTGCCGTCGGACAGGAGCTTGGTGCCCGGAGGGGGAGTGGCCATGGGTCAGCTCGCCTTCTCACCGGTGACGGGCGCCGGCTTGTCGGCGCTCTTCGGCTCGGTGGTCGTGTAGTCGGGCCAGTACTTGAGGGACTTCTCGGGGAGCTGGGTTCGCTCACCCGTCTTGGTGTGCCAGACGTCGACGAGTGCGACGGCCATGTGTCCTCCTCGGACGCTGGTGGGGTCAGGTGGTGACGGTGGTGAACTCGAGGGGCACGTAGTACCGGGGTGGTGTGGTGTCCCGGTCGATGCGTGCGGTGACGGCGCCGGGGGCACCGTCGGGTTCGCGGAGGGGTGCCGCGTCGGGGTGGGGGCGCCACCCGTCGAGGACGGTGCGGACGGCTGCGGCGGTGGCGAGGGCCCACGCTTGGGTGCCAGCAGCAGCGTTGACGTACTCGGTGTGGGCGAGCCCGTCGCCGGGTGTCCGTTGGAAGGGCCTGTCTGCGTGCCTGCGGGGGCCGGTGGCCCACACGGCGGCGTACCCGTACACGCGCCCGGCGTCGTCCGAGGGGGGTGTCTCGGTGACGTCGCCGTCGTAGAAGGTGACCAGGGGGAGCGACGCCCGCAGCCGGGCAAGCACGGCGTCGTGGATGACGGCGGGGTCAACCACTGGAGTCGCCTCGCCGGGTGATGTGGTAGCCGTCACCAAGGACGGCTTGCGCTAACGCCTCGCGGTCTTCCGGGGCGATGGTGCAGCGCGAGGCACCGTCGGGACCGCCGACGAAGATGCCGACGTAGCCGCCGTTGAGCGGAACGATCTTCAGCGTCCTGCCGAAGTGATCTCGAGGGGTGCAGTGCACGTCCGCGTCCATCACGTAGGACCTCCCGGGACTACTTGCCGAAGCGGTCGATGATCTGGCCCATGGCTTGCTCGAACGGCTGCGCGTTACGCGCGTAGGCCACCGACAGGTAGGACTGAGGCCCGTGGCGGGATGTCCCAAACTCGACGTGCGCCCCGTAGGAAGCGGTGGGGCCGATGGAGGCGCCGAGCTTGTCGTCGTCGAGGTCGAACCCGATGGACGACCGGAGGTTTCCGGTGTCGACCGGCGCGAACGTCTGGGCGTCTGCGACGACGTCGTGGGCGACCTTGTCGATGACCAGGCGGGCGAAGTCGTCGGCCTCGTCCGCTAGGCCGCGAAGGTCGGCCGCCAGTTCCGCGAGGGGCGTGGTGTCAATCGACTTGGCCACCGGTCACCCCCCGGTCGTGGTCGGGTGCTTCGACTGGTCGAGGGTGCAGACGAGGTCCCGCTGCCACGGCGTGGACCCGTAGGTGACGTCGTCGACGGTGAGGACCCGGCCGATGAGGTGCTCGTCGGCGGGGTTGTCGGTGACGGTGACCCGGTCGCCGACCTGCACGGGCGAGACGGCCATCGGGACCGCGACGAGGTACGTGCCCGTCGTGACGTCCTGACCGGCCGCCTCAGCGCCCCGGGGCTGCGACGCGAGGCGTTGCACCCTCGCAGGCACACCCGTCGCGTACGGGGCCGTCACGGCGCTCGTGGCGCCCATCGTGGGTGACCAGTCACCCGGCGGGCCGGTGCGGGTCAGGTCCACCCTCGTCGTCATCGCCGACTCGGCTGTCGGCCTGTGAGCCGTGGCCCACCCGACGGGGACGGCCTGGTACCCGGGGAGGGGCATCAGGCCCACGACCATTCGGCGGCCTCACCCGTCGACCGGCCCGGGTACGGGTGGAACTCGACCGCCCCGAAGAACCCCGTGTCGTCCGACGCGGCGGCCTTGTCGTCGGCCACGGCAGCCCGCAGGGCGGCGGCCTGCGACCGGAGCGCCGCAGCGACAGCCGGCCCGTCCGTCGATAGGTCCTGCGTGCGGATCTTCCGGGCGACGAGGACCTCGGACGTCGCGACCATCTCGAGGGCCATCGCCGCGGCGAGGCGTTCGTCCTGCCCGTTGAGGGCGAGGAGGTCGTTGAGGGTCTGGTCGTCGACGAGGGGCGGTTCGGCGAGGTCCGCGGTGTGGAGGCGGACCGCGCGGAGCGGCGCGATCCCCGTGGTCATGGCGGCGGTCGGGTCACCGGGGTCGACGACAGGCACGGGCCCTCCTCAGGGGGTGGGGTCCTCTCGCCCGCCCGCCACCTCTAGGGCAGCGGGCGGGCGGGGAGAACCGGGGGTCAGGACCCGTTGGAGACGTACGTGCCGATCGGCTCGGTCGTGGCGCCGCCGACGACGTGACGGACGCGGTACTGCACGGTGTCGTCGTCGAAGTCGCCCTCGCGGGGGTCGATCGCGCCGCCGCCGACGCGGGCGCCGGTCGCCGACTTCACGCGCAGGTCCGGGTCCTCGTGGCCGCGGAGGAACCCGACCGTGACGGCCGGGCGGGGCGTCGTCGGCGCGGGGAGCAGGAACCACCGGGTCGCGGCCTTGTTGTCCGTCGCGACGACGGTGAGCCACGGGTCGACGACGACGGTGACCTTGCCGCGGAGGTAGTTGCCCACGCGGAGCTTCTGGCCCGTTGCGGCGTCCGTGAGCTCGAACTCGGTTGCGTTGACGATCCGGAGGGCCTGCGTCTCGAGCGCCGGCGGGACGAGGAGGACGAACCCGGGGATGACGATGGGGCGCTTCTCGGAGTCCTTGCGGGTCGACACGGCCGTGATGGCCTGGTCGAGGTTGTCCGCCGTGAGCGCCAGCGACGTCGGCGCGTTGCCGTTCGCCGAGTTGAAGAAGGCCGTGTTGACGCCGGAAGCGTTGACGAGCTGCGACACGGCCGTGTGGGACTCGGTGTCGCGGGCGCCCTGCGCGAGGCGCTCGGGGAGGTCGCGGAACGCGTCGAGGTCGTCGTTGACGACCATCTCCCACGTCAGGGGGATTCGGGCGCCCCGCTTGCCGACCGTCAGCTCGTACTTGGCCTCGGACAGCTTGCGGGCGGGGTACTCGACGCCCTGGCCGACCGGGTCGAGGATGCCCTGACCGCCGAGGAGGTCGACGAGCGACTTCGGGCGGAAGTCACGGACGACGCTGCGGCGCGCGTACTGCGTCCAGACCGGCGTGATCTGCTGGTACTGGGCCAGCAGCTCCTTGTCGAACACGGCGCCGAGGAGGATCGGGAAGTCCGACGTGGTGAGGGCCTCCGCGAGGGTGGCGCGGGCCTTGATGCCGTCCACGCCGCCGCCGTACATGGCGTCCTCCCAGACGTGCGCTGCCTCGACGAGGCGGGCGTTGTACTGGGGGTCGCGGGCGGAGCGGCGGAAGCCGATGCCCTCGAGCTTGGCGTCGCCCTCAGCGACGGCGGCGTTCCCGGTGAGGAGCGCGGTCTCGTTCTGCATGATCGTGGTTCTCCTCAGACCTGGGTGACGATGACGGCGAGGGGGCCGGCGGCGGCGCCCTTGGTGGCGTGGGCGTACCCGAAGAGGGTGTTGCCGGTCGCCGTGGCGGTGAGGCCGGTGATGCGGCTGGTGCCGTCACCTGCGACGTACACGGGGGTGCCCACGGCCGTGATGGCGCCGTCGACGGTGAGCTCGAAGGAGCCCTTGCGCCAGACGGTCGCCGTGCCATCTGCGGCCCGGTCGGTCTGGGCGACGCCGACGAGGGAGCCGACCTTGACGGGGTCACCGCTCTTGGTCCCGGACGGGACGGGGAGGGTGATGTGGTCCGCGTTGCGGAGGATCTCGTTCAGAGCCATGGGTCAGGCCCCCTTCCGGCCGAACGCGCGAGCGATGGCCTCGTCGACGTCGGCCTCGGTGACCGCCGTGGTGGTGCCGGTGTGGCCGACACCGCGGACGCGTCCGACGCCGGACGCCTCGGCGACCTGCCCGAGGTAGGTCTCCTCGTCGGCCCGGGCGGCCTCGACCGTCGGGGTGAACTTGTCGGTGTCCAGCCGGCCGGACTCGGCGAGGGGCAGCGGACCGGCGAGGGCGGTCTTGACGATCCGCGCGACGCTGGCCTCGGCGAGGTCGCCGTTGGCCTTCGTGACGAGGGTGCGGGCGAAGTCGCGGGCGTAGGTGCCGGCCTCGGCCTGGCGGGCTCGCTCCTCGGCGGTCTCGGCGCGGGTCTCGGCGGCGGTGACGCGCGCCTCGAGAGCCGGGATGAGCCCGGCCTTCTCCTCGAGGTCGCGGACGCGAGCCTCGTCGACCTGGATGTTCCCCATGGGGGTCTCCTTGGTGGGTGTCGTGGTCTCGGCCGCGGTCGCGGCTTCGTGGGCCTCGGCGGCTGCCGAGGGGGCTGTGGTGGTGCCCGTGTCGGGCACGTAGGTGGTGGTGGCGCGGACGGGGGTGCGGTCGCCGGTCAGTGCCACGGCGCCGTCGTCCCCGGTCGTGTAGGGCTGGGAGTAGGTGGCGTACCCGCCGTCGCCCTCGACGTCGAAGTACACGAGGCCGGTGTCGGGGTCGAAGTCGCGTACCCACACCCACGTGTCGTCGCCGCCGTGGGCGTCGCGGAGGGCGCCCTGGAGGGCCTCGCGGCGGTCGTTGACGGTGGCCTCGCGGACCGGGTTCGCCAGCGGGTTGTCCTGCGCCAGGCGCCGCGACACGTCCTCCCAGATCGCCATGGACCGGGGGCGGGTGTTCGCCTTGGCGGACTCGAGGACGGCGAGGACCTTCCCGCCGCGGCCGGCCTTGGTGACGAAGTCGACGGAGAAGCCCTCGACGAGGCGGGTCACGATGTTGCCCTTGCGGCCCTCGGCCTCCCCGGTCTCCGCTTCGGCGGACGCGCGGATCGACATGCCGATCGCCTCGGCTTCCGCCATCTCGGCGATCGCCCCGCGGAACGGCCCGAAGGTGCGGAGCTCGGCGGCGAGACCGGTCCCATCCCACACGGCGTCGGTCTCGAGGACCCCGGCGAGGTCCTTCACGGACCGCTCGGGCCGGTCGTACCGCTCGGTCTCGGAGGGGTGGTCGAGGAACACCTGGGTGCCCTTGGGCCACACCTTGTCGTCGCCGGCGGTTTCGAGGACGTCTTGGGAGTAGTACCCGGACGATCCCCAGCCGGGGGTGATGAGGTGGATCTTCATGCGGCCGGAGTCGTTGTCGGCTTCCTGGACGACGGCCCCTGTGGTGAGCGTCTCGGTGACCTGTGTGGGCACGCCGCGCCTCCTGGGATGCTGTGGGGGTGGGGTGGGATGACGACGACGACTGCCCGGGGCACGTGTGGGTGTTCACGGGTGCGACGTTGGATGCGGTGGGTGGGTCGACTGAGCAGTACGAGTGCTCGGTGTGCCCGGCGGTGCGGATGGGGCCGCTCAGGCCGCCAGGTCTCGCACGGGAGTAGGCGCGTACGAGTCCCGCCACCCATCGGTCTGACGCCGCGTGGTGAGGTCGGCGAACGGTGTGCCCGCGTTGAGGGCGTCGAGGCGGGCCCTGCCCATCACCGCGAGCTGGTCCGCCTGTGACAGGTCGGCGAACTCGTCGGCACCGGACCGGACCAGCGACGGCGGTTCGTCGAGGTCGAACCCGAGGTCCCGCCACGACTTGGTGAGGGGCACCCGCGCGCACCGGCCTTGCTGGTGGTCGTACGGGCCGGGCTCGTCGACGGGGTGCTCCGAACCGTGCTGCGCCCAGCAGGACGGGCACGTGCGGGTGTCGAGGGTGGCGACCCACTGCCACCCGCGGAGGGTGTCGACGTTCGCGGCGTCCTGAGCGCGGGCGGCTTCGCGGTGCGCGTCGAGCATCTCGGTCCGGGCGATCGTGAGGGCCCGGGTGAGGCCACCGTTGAAGCGGCCCTCGACCCGGCGGACCATCTCAGCGGCTGCCCGGCGGGGGTTGTCCCCGACGACGACACCCCGGATGAGAGTGCGTGCCATCGCCTCGGTCGCGTCGTCCGCGAGGGGGCGGGTGAGAGCGGTGACCTGCCCTGCGGTGCGGCGGACAACAGCGTCGAGGGCACGGGCGTCGACCCGGTCGAACGACGCGAGCATCGCCACGGGGTCCGCCGCGGCGGGCATCTGCGACGCCGCGAGCCGCGCCTGCCACTGGCTGGCTTCGAGGGTGAGGTCGGGGAGGGTCCCGACGATGTTCACGCCGGCGTTCTCCCCGAGCGCCAACAGGGCCTCACGGGACGCCTCGAGGGCCTTCGCGGTCCGCTCCGCCCTCACGACGATCCCACGGGCGGGCCACGCACCGTCCTGCGCCTGGGCGGTCAGGTCCGCGATGGCGGCACGCCAATCGGCGCTGAGTTCGTCCCACGCGCGCGCCCACGCCCTGACGAGCGACCTTGTCTGCTCGTCGACCCGCCCGTCCAGGCTGATCCGCATGCCCTGGAGCAACGACAGCGTCTCCGTCGTGACGCTCACGGCACCCCCAGGTCGTCAGATGCCCATGGGGCTCACCGGAGGATGGGTGGGATGTAGTCGCCGTTGAGGAAGGTGGCGCGGCCCATGTCGGTGAACCAGGCCAGGCAGGTCCGCTCGACGACGCCGGGCTTCCACCCGACGACCCCTGCCGCTTCGAGGCGGCGGAGTTGCTTGCGGGCTCGGGACGGGAACGTCCACATGGTCTCGCCGCACCTCTCACGGGCGGCGATGACCTCGCAGATCATCTCTTCGGCCACCGTCATGTCCTCGACCGCCTTGATGGGCGGGCGGGTCACTCGACCCACTCCTCGCAGTAGCGGCAACCGTGGATGTCCGGGTAGTCCGCATGCGCCGTGCGGTAGCAGTGCTCCGCGTGCCGCATGGAGAAGAGGTCGCGGTGCCCGGCGACATGGCAGACGAGCCGCCGCCGCCACAAGCGGAAGGTCTCGCCGTGCCATTCGATCGCCGCGCTCAGGCGGCTCACCGCAGCGCCTCGGCGGGGTCTTGGCCGCGTCGGAACAGGTCCATCACGGCCTGCCCAGCGGGGATCGTCTGGTCGATGAAGTTGCCGTCGTCGTCGGTGATCTCGTCGAGGACCTCGTCGACGTCTTTCACGCCGAGGGCGTTGAGGAGGAGCCGGGCGACCTCGAGCTTCGGGATCGTCTGCGTCCCGTCGGCCTGCACGACCGCCGAGATGATCGTCTCCATCGGGAGCTCGTCGAGGCGGGGGAACGCGACCTCAACGGTCGGGTCGGTGTTACCGGTGAGGGTGACGACCTCCCGGCCGGTGAACGGGTCCCGGATGAACGTGCCCCTGAGCGGGCCCTGGGGGGCGCGGACGGCCTGCTTGATGGCGTACCCGGTGATTGACCGGATGGTGTGGGCCCACACGGACTGCCGCTGCATCATCGCGAGGGCCGTGGGGACGGTGAGGGTTTCAGCGACGGCGCGGGCGCCGGTCTGGCCGGGGTCGGCGAGGAGGACCGTGACGGGCACGTCGAGGGCGGCGGCGATCATCGCGGCGAGGGGCTTACCCGACTCACTGTCGATGGTGGCGCCGGACTTGGGGATCGCCTCGAGCGTCACGTCACCGGACATCACCGCGGTGCCACCCACGCTGTTCGGGTTGTCCGCGCCCGGGGCGCCCTGCGTGGGGCGTCGGGCGAGGGCCTGACGCATCTGCTGCGCCTTCCCACCCTTGGACGTGGCACGCCACGCGTACTGCGACAGGGACTTCACCAGGACCGCCCAGTCGCCCAGGAAGTCCTTGTACGCCCGCGCCCACGGTAGAGCGGCGTACGCGTCGCCGATGCCGAACGCCCACCCGTCGAGGCCGTTGACCTTCACGTGGTGGACGGGGGAGTCCCAGAACACCTCAGCACCGTTGACCGTCTTCGGCCGGCTGGCGGGGCGGTACCGGAGGGCCGGGTAGTACCCGACCCGCTCCTCGTTCGACAGGACACCGTCGGGGCCGATGTTCCGCTGGGTCCACTGCCGCCGGTAGTACCACGGCTCGTCCCGGTCGTCCGGGTTGGACACCACGTCGGTGATCTCGTCGAACGGCAGCTTCCGGGCCTGCACGAACCCCGTCCTCGGGTTCGTGAAGCACACCAGGAACACGTTCCCGTCGGTGCCGAGGGCCCGCTCGAGGTCCTCCTGCACCTGGTCGCCGGTGAACGCGGCCTGGTTGCCCTCGTCGTCCCAGAACGCCTGCACCACGGCGTTGACGTCCTGGTCGCCACCGTCGCCCTTCGCGCGGGCCTGGACGGTCACGCCCTGACCCCACACGTACGCCTGACGGATCCCCAGGCCACGCTTCACGAGGGGGTGCTGCACCGCCATCAGACGGCCCAGGCCGGCGGCCCTACGGATCCCCTCACGGGAGAACTCCCCGGCTCCACCCGCGATGATCTTCTGCCAGCCGCGGTCCTCCATCGCCAGCTCCGCGTCGGCGAGGGACTCCTCGAGGAACTCGACCTGCGCGGACAGCGCGGCCACCTCGACCGCGTCGGCGTCCTGGCTGGTGGTGTCGGTGCCGGTGACGGTCACACGCCCACCCCCTTGTCAGTAGTCGCCGAGGTACGCGTGGACGTCGTCGTCGAACAGGTCGTCGTCGGTGATGACGTCGCCCTCGTCGAGGATGGGCATGAGCAGGAGCCGGTTCACGGCCTGGGACATCGCGTCCACGGTGTCGTCGTGGGCGCCGTTCGGGAACGCCCGGCACTCCTCGAGGAGCTCGCCCACGTTGGGCAGGAGCTCGGCTGCGGGGAGGATGATGTTCTGGGAGTGCGCGAGGTGGCTGATTGCCGCGGCCCGCGCGTACTTCGACCCCTCAGGCTCAATCGGGATGAGCCCGACGACTTCACGGGACAACGCGTTGATGATCGCGGGGCCGTTGGCTTTGTCCTCGACGAACTTGGCGGTCGCCTGCGGCCACCTTGCGGTGAGCGTGCGGACCATGTCGAGGGAGCCGGTGAAGGACAGGCGGGCGCGGACCTGGTCGACGAGGTACGCGTGGACACCGTCGCGGACCCACACCTGACCGACGACGTAGTCCGACGACGCCTTGTCCTTGAACGCCATGTCGAACGACATTGCGATCTCGACCTTGCCGGGCACCCACCGGGACCCGTCGGCCCGCTCGGTCCACATCGGCTGGTCGTACCTGGCCCACTCGGTCGGGAACAGCCCGCCCTCGTCCGGTGACGGGCGGCCCTGGTACAGGGACGTCCACACGCGGGGTCCGACCTCGCGCTTGGTGGACTCCCAGTCCGCGTCGGTCTTCGGGCGGCCCTGCTCGTCACGGCGGGCCGACTCGAGGAACACACCCGGTTCGCGGCCCAACGGGTCGACCTCGCCACGCTCGGGGCGGTGGTCGGCCTGCGCGGGGATGTTGATGACCCGCCACTTGTGGCCGTCTTCGCCGGCGAGGAGTTTTCCGGCGAGGTCTTCGTGGTGCCATCTGGTGAGCACCAGGATGACTGGTGCGCCGGGGGCTAGGCGGGTGCGGCCGACGGACGTCCAGAACGACCAGGCGCGGTCACGGTACGTCTTCGACGACGCCTGCTCCATGTTCGACAGGGGGTCGTCGATGAACAGGGCGTCAGCGGGGCGACCGGTGAGACCACCGGCGATACCGACGGACCGGACCCCACCACGGTGCCCATCCAGCTTCCACGACGTCACGGCCCCGTTATCGGGGGCGATCCGCATGCCGAGATCGAGGGTGCCGTCCTGACCCTGGTTGGACGTGATGTACGACCGGATGTCCCTACCGAACTCGGCGGCGAGGGACTCCGCGTACGACGCGACGACGATCCGCCGCTCAGGGTTGCGGTGGAGGAACCACACGGGCCCGGCCTTCGTGACCCGCGTCGACTTCCCCTCCTGCGGGGGAAGGTTGATGATCAGCCGCTTGCAGCGGCCCTCCTCCACGTCCACCAGGGCCTGGTCGATGACGTCGAGCGCGGCGGTCTGCACCGTCGACGGGTCAACGGCCTTCGCCAACGCCCCAGGGGTGGGGAACTCGTCGACCCGGTGGGCGTACCTGGCTTGGAGGCCGGCGCGGACAGCGGCTAGCGCGACCACGACCGCCTCCCGTACCTCCTGCTACCGGACGACGTTGACGTCAGCCCACGTCTTGTCCTGGGTGATGAAGGTGAGGGTGCCGGGGTTACCCCGAGTGCCTGTGGCGTTCTTCCACCACGTCGACTCGGACTCGAGCGACGGCGCCTGGATGAAGGTGCGTTGACCGTCCTGCTCGAATCGGAGTGAGTGGAAGTGGCCGGCGAGGAGGATCTGAGCGTCGGCGAGGGGGTCCCCGTTGAACGCATGCCCCTGCCACCAGTCCCAGTGCTTGCCTCGTTGCATGAGGTGCCCATGGGTGTGGCCGATGGTGGTGCCGGAGACGTCGAGGACGAGGTGCCCGGAGTCCCGTTCGGGGACGTGGCAGGTGACGTGCTCAAACGCTGGGAGCTCGGCGAGGACGTCAGAGACTTGAATGAGCGTCTCGGTGTCCCAATTGTCACCCATCGGCATCCGCACGGGTGCCCGCATGGCGTCGCCGTGGTTGCCCGGGACAGCGACGACGGTCATCGTCTCGGCGAGGGGCGCGAGCCGCTTGATGGCGTGCAAGACGAGCCGCCGGTACAAGCGGACCTGCTCAGTCGTGGTGCCTGTCGTCGTCCAGGCGTTCTGGCCCTTCTGCGACGTGAAACCCTCGATGTGGTCACCGAGGAGCGCCAGGTGTAAGTGGCCGATGCCGTAGCGCTTGGCGTTGGCCTTGAACGCGCAGCGAACTTGCTCGACGTGGTCGTGAACGCGGTTGACGGTGCCCTGGACGCCGTCGCCGTCGCCCTTGAAGAGCTGCCAATCGGCCATGCCGACGGCGTACGCGGCGTTGCCCGTGGCGCGCTTGGCAGTCGGCTTGACCTTGGCTGCCTGCCGCATGAGGTCGTCAACGTCGAGGACCGCGCCGGCCCCTCGTGCGGGAGCCAACGACAACCGGTGGGCGTGGAGTGTGCGCCCGTCGTACGCGTCCCACGAGGAGTGCCGTACACCGGTGACGACCCACTGGTCGGGGTCGAGCCCACGGGAGCGAATCTCAGCGGCCTGCTCGGCGGTGTTGAGCTGCGGCTTGGTGGTGGGCTTGGTGACGACGTACCCGCCGTCGTCGCCGACGTCATGGGAGGGCCGCCAACCGGGAGGGGCGGCGGGCGCAGGTGGGGTCTTGAGGTGGTCGGCGAGGTGGGACTCGAGGGTCACCTGCGCGCGTCCCGTGCCGCGCGCTGCTCGGACTCCCACCGGGCGTCATCGGCAGCGCGGCGCTCGTACTGGGCGACCAGCTCGGCGCCGTGCCAGCGGTAGACCCAACGCGGGGTCCAGCCGAGCAGGGCGTGGGTGACGACGTCAGCGACACACGACGGGGACCACCAGCCGAAGCACATCCACCAGGGCCGCCTCATCGTGTGCACACGCAGTCGCCGCGGCGGTGCTCGGACAGGACGGTGTCGGAGACGTAGGGGGTGCCGTTGGCGCGGAGGAGCCGGGCGATCTGGGTGGCGGGCATCCCACCGTCCATCCACCCGGTCAGGGTGGCGGCGTCGGCCTTCGTGAGCATGGGGAGGGCCTTGGCGTACGCGCAGGTCTTCGGCTTGGCGGGGACGAGGTGGTCGGCGAGGGGCATCAGGCGGTGGCCTTGGGCTGGGGCCAGCGCTGCATCCAGTCGCAGCCGTAGCAGCCGAGGGCGTTGCCGTGGTGCTTGCGGGGGTGGTCGCACCAGCGGCAGGTGGTGGCGTCTGGCTTGCCGAAGCCCATGAGGTCGTAGCCCATCGTCATGCCTCCACTTGGGTGCTGGCTGTGGCCCGCTGCCAGTAAGACCGCGGCCGGGCTGCTCGGTGCCCCATCTGCTCCAGCCACCCGATGGGTGCGGGCCTGCGGGCCCTGGCTGGTCCCCAAGGGGCGGGGGAAGGAACACCGCCGAAGTGCGCATCGTGGAGAGGCGTCGGCGGTACGGCGCTGACCCGGCAGGGTTCGAACCTGCGCGGTCCCGGTTAACAGCCGGGTGCTCTGCCAACTGAGCTACGGGTCAAGGGGTGGTGCGGCATGCACAACGGCAGGGCCGTCGCGTGTCCTGCTCGCGCTTGTCGAGAGAGGCGCTGAGGAAGTCGATGAGGCGCCTTGCGTCGGCGTCGGAGAGGTTGGCGCCGATGCCCTTCCACTTGCCGTCGGGCGGGTAGTGGGCGTCGCGGCTGGCGGGGTCGGTTCCGCCGATCCAGGCGTTGACGTGGAGGCCGAAGCGGTCGCTCATGACCTCGAGGAAGTTGCCGCCGGGCTTGGCGTGGAGAGCGAGCACCTGGCGGTTGGGGGTGGTGGTCATGGCGTCTCGCTTCCATCGGTGGGCGGGGGAGTGGTGGGCAGCGGTGGCGCAGGTCGCTGTTGGGCTGGTGGAAGCACCCCGGGGTGGTTGCCAGCTCAGCGCACGGTTGGTGGCAGGCGCCTTCCCGCGTTGACCACCCATGGGGTGCCCGGGGCGCGGGTTAACGCCACCGCTGCTCGTTTGCCCTCCCGCGGGCGCGTTGCCACTCATGGGCACTACGCACCCGTGGGGGGTCTGTGCGGCGCGGCGGGGGCTCGCTTGGCCGGGGGCCGGAGCACGGTCAACCCCAGGGGCCACCCGCCGCGCACGCACAGCGTGACTAGGCCGTCGGGCCTTGTCAAGCCAACAACGGTGGCAGTGGTTACCGCTTGCCGTGGATGAGGACCGCGGCGACGTCGGAAGCCCTCACGAGGTGCTTCCCGGTGATGTCCGTGGTCGACGCGAGCCGGCCGGAGCGGACCATCTTCTTCAGCGCCTCGTACTTCACCCGCCGGCCCCACAGCGTCAGCGACAAGCGGGAGATGTCCATGAGCGTGTGCAACCGCTCGGACGCTTCCTTGACTGCGACGTCACGGACGGTGGCGGTGTCGTGAACGTGCCCGTCGACGCACCTCACGGGGCCGTGTTCGGGGGCGCGGAGGTGATGGGGGCATCCGTCGGTGGGGCAGAGGCCGACGTACTCCCGGGCCCCCTTCGGCTCGACGACGGCACGGACGCGGCGCTCGATGCACGCGAGGTGAGCCGCTGGGGTGTCCTGCCAGTCCGCCGGCGCCCCGGCTGGTCGGTGCTCCACCGGGCACGGCAACGCGTCAGCCTGGTCGAGTGCGTCGGCGTGCGCTGCGACCTTCCGCGCGTTGTCGAGGACGGCGTTGGAGTACACGTCCGACCCGAGCTCGCGGACGTCATGGATCACCTCGGCGTACCCCCACAGGGCGTCCCGCACCTCACGGGTGAGGTTGTGGTGCTCGGTGCCGCCGGGGATGCCGTGGACGTTCCCGGTCCGCCCGATCGTCCCCGACACCTGCGCCTTGATCGAACCGGCGATATTCAGCAGAAGCGGGTACTGCGAAGCGATGCGCGTGGCCGCGACGGCGACAGGGTGGGTCGTGTCGGTCGTGGTCACAGGCCCGTCACCTCGCGGGTGCCCTGCTCGCGGCGTCGGGCCTCACGATCGATCGCGTCGAGCTCGGCCTGCACCTTGGCTCGGACGCCGTCGAGGTTGCGGCAGCGACGTAGCCACATCGGCGACTCGTCGTCGGGGGTGATGTCGGGGATCGTGGTCATGGGTCAGTCCTTCCGTCGGTTGTCGTCGTGGCAGATGCACGCGCAGGCGCGCCGTTCGGTGACGCCGGACCACTCGCCGGCGTGGAGGTAGCCGCGGCACCGCTCGTGGTCGACGCGGTTGCACGCGGCGGTCATGCGGTCCGTCGAGGACGGCGACGCGGGGCGCCAGTCGTCGTGCTCGCGCCCACCACACATGGGGCACAGGTGGGCGGTCACTGGACCGACTCCTCGAGGCCGTCCCTGCACGGGCAGGCGCAGGGCTTCCAGTCGAGTTCGCCGTCCCACCACTGCCAGCGGAGACGGCGCAGGCAGTTCCCGTGCCGGCGCTTGATGCACGGGCCGCAGGTCTCGGCTCCGGGCCCTGCCGAGATCACCGTGCACCGTCCACGTCGAGGAGTTCGAGCGCGGCGGGCACCACGGTCGGGACGAGCCGCCGCTGTTCCGCCGTGAGGGCGAGGCCGTCGAGGATCGCGTCGATCACCCCGCCCAGGGCGACCACGTACGCCTCCTGCACCCGCACCCGCCTCCCCTCCACGTCGAGGCGGACCATCACCTCCACGAACTTCGCCGCCCGGTCCAACGCCCGCTCGTACAAGGCGACCTCCGCGCGGAGCTGCTCCGTCCCCGCACCCGCCGCCGTGTACCGCAGCTCGTTGAGCGCGTTCACCCGCGAGGCGAGGGCGTCCTTCATCGCCACCGCCTCAGCCGCCAACCGCGCCAGCACGTCCAGGGGGTCGTCCACCCCGCTGACGCCCTCCTGAGCCACCAACGCCGCAGCATCAGCCTCAGCCGCCCGGGCGAGCACCCGGCGCTGCGCCGCGGCCTTCACCTGCGGTGCCCGACCGCCATGCGCGACGCACACAGTCGCCCCCTGCACCGCCCACGCATCACACGGCCGGTCATGCTGCGACGACCTCGCCGTACACCGCTGACTCACGACGCACCCCGCACGCCATGGGTGCCCTCGAACGGCGGGTAGTCATGGGTGTCCCCGGTGCCGCAGTAGAGGGCGCCTGCCCTGCCGTGGCGCGGCCGTGGCTTGTTGGTATTGCTGACTGTGCCGCGTGGCAGTGGGGCCTTCAGAAGGTCCGCCAGCGCCTTGTCCTGCGGTCTCGGCCCCGGCCCGACGAGTTCGATGGTCCGCTTGTTGCTGTACCCGTCTCGTCCCGCCCTCCATCGGGCGGCGGGGTCGGCGGTCATCGGGTGACCTCGTTGTCGGGCTTGGTGGGCTCGTCGTCGGAAGCGTTAAGAGCGCCGAACCATGCGCGGCACTCGCTGCGGACGTGCCCGCAGACGCTGCACTCGCCGGCCATGTAGTCGCTCGCTGCGTCGCCGAGTCGGGTGGTCATCGCGGGTCCTCCGGTGTGTGTGGTTGTGCGGGCCGCTGTGGGGCGGTGGGGGTGTGGTTGGGGTGGTTGCCCGGGTGGGCGGGTTGCGTGGCTCCTGGGGGCCCTGGCGGGTCTCCTGGGTGGGTGCTGGCTTCGTTGGTGCGGTGGTAGGCGACGAGTTCGCGGAACGAGGCGGGCATCGGCACCTTGTTCGACCAGTCGCCGGTCACGCTCCACCGTCCGAAGCCCAGCACGCGCGGCAGCGGTCGTGCCTGTCGACGTCGTCGATGCGGGTGCGCTCCGTCACGGCTGGCAGGTGGTTCGCTCGCCCTCGCTCGCGGAGGAGGAGCTGGTCGTCGTGGCGGCAACCGCTCGTGGCGAAGCGGGTCAGGTGCTCGTCGATTCGGTGGGCCCTGGCGCGGTTGTCGCTGGTGGACCGGATGGCGGTAGCGGTCATGGCTTCCTTGGGGGTCGGATGGCGGGTAGGTCCCTGGGTGGGCCGACGAGCGCTGGCACGAGGGCGGGTGGTCGACCATCAGCGATGGCCTGCCGGGTGGTGCGGAGCCAGGCGAGGTACTCGACCGGGGTCATCCCCCCTGGTGGTTCCGGGAGGGGCGTCCGCTCGAGCCGCTGCGACCGGAGACGTCGCACGCCGGCGCGGACGTGCTGGGCGGTGAGGTACTCCCCGGACACCCTGCGGTGCTCTCTGACGGCCTCGATCGCGTCGTCCAGGCGGAGGTCGCGCACGAGGTGCCACCACTCCTCGATGACGAGGTCGTCGACCTTCCGGTTGTCACCGACCTGGATCCGCGCGAGGAGCTCACTGGTCTCGAGGAAGTTCACGAGAACGCGCCCTCCGGCAGTTCGACGGCGGAGCGCCAGACCAGGGCGCCGCACTCGTCCCTGTACGTACGCCACTTGGCGGCACCGGAGTGTGTGGTGAGTGTCCCCGGGTCCCGGCAGACGATGCGGCCCTCAGGGACCGTCTGGTGGGCGTCGAAGGCGGCGATGCCGGAGAAGGTGCGGTGGCACCCGGAGCAGTGGCCGGTGCGGTTGCCGGACTGCCGCCACTGGGTGCCGCAGGTGTTGCAGGTCGGGGTCTGCCAGGGCTGGGTCATGGTCACGCTTCCTGTGAGGTCTGTTGGGCGTCGTACTGGGCTTGGAGGCGGCGGCCCCTCTCGGCGACCTCCGCGGCACGGTCCAGAGGCATCGGGCCCTGAGCGGCTGGTCGGCTGTCTTGGCGGGGCGGGAGGGGGTCGTCGTCCCACCGCTCCTGGTTCAGCCACGTCGCCGGGTGGGGGATCTTCGTGCGGTCGGTGGGGAGGTTCGGGTCGTCGCGCAGGCGGGCTGCGCCGGCGAGGACTCGGTGGGGGCCGGCCTTGGCGACGGCCTTGGTGAAAGCGGCCCTGGCTGCGCCCTTGCCTTCGCGTCGGGGATAGGTGTCCCAGAAGGCGGCGAAGACGGCCTCCCCCTCGTCGGGTGCTGTGCCGTCGGTGGTGGTGACGACGTCGAGCTCGAGGGGCGTTTCCGGGTGGGTGTGAGGAGCAGGGAGTGAGGAGTTAGGAGTTAGGAGTAAGGAGTAAGGAGTAGGGGACCCCTTACCGATACCCTCCGAGTTACCCTCACCCGTACCCTTACCGATACCCTTTCGGGACCCCTTACCGAGGGGGTAAGTGGACGGGTCAACGGACCCCTTCCCCAGCACCTCGAGAGCCTTCGGCCCCCACCCCTTGAGGTTTGGCTGGTCCTCCCGAAGCCTTCGCAGCTCGTGGACCACGACACCCCGAAGGATCTTCGACGCGACCGTCGAGTGGGCCGTCGCCATCGCCACGGCCATCTTCGGCTGGTTCATCAGCCCGTCGTGACGCACGAAGGAGCGGATGAGCGCTTCCTCGGTGTCCTCGTCGACGACGAGGTACAGCCGCTCGATGAGCTCGGCAGCGGCGGCCTCGACGGCTTCCACGGTCCACCCGCCGGCGAGCTTGGCGATGCGCTTCGGCCGCCAGTCGACGGTTCCGCAGTGCGACAGCGTCGGGGACGTGAGGAGCACGAAGTACAGGTGCTGGGCGGGTGGTCGCAGGTCGCGCCAGTCGTCGTCGTCCCAGATCGACACCTTGACGTACGCGAACGTCCGGGCCATCAGGCCACGGCCTTCGCGCGGCGGGTGAAGCCGAGGTGCTCGGGCCCGTTGGTCGCCAGGTTGATGCGCTGGGCGACGTCGGACATGCCGGCCTTGTGGAGGACAGCCTGGAGGGAGTGGCGTTCGATGCCGAAGCGGGCCTCGAGGCCGGGCCACGTCTCGCCGGTGGACGCGAGGAACGCGACGTCGTGGGCGTCGACGTGCCCGGGGGTCCAGCCGGGGTCGGGGGTCTCGTCGGGGTCGTCGGGGTCGAGCCACTGGTTGGGCTTGGCCCAACCGCGGCGGCGCGCCGCAGCGGCGGACTTGGTGTTGCCGCCTGGTCGGTCGCCGAGCTCGTCGTAGAGGTCGCGGACCTTGTTGTGGGTGGCGACGCGTACCTGGCCGGCGCGGTTGGTCATCCAGTTGTGGACGGCGTCCTTGGAGACGCCACCGAGGCGCTCACCGATGGCGGTGAGGGACCACCCGTTAGCGACGAGGGCTTGGACGCGGCGACTGGTTCCGAGGTTGGGGACGACGCGTGGTCGGCCGTTGACCTCGTCGTAGGAGCGGTGCCGCTCGTAGCGGGCGCGCTGGTCGCGGCAGGGCTGACAGTGGGGGGCGTAGCGGGTGTGCTCGCCGCAGCAGGTGCGGTTGCGGGGGAGCGCCTGGGTGGTCATGGCTTCCTCGGGTGGTGGGTTGCGGCGTGTGCGCGGCGGGTGAGGGTGAGCTCGAGCCGGGTGGCGCAGGTGGCGGTCCACCCGCAGGCGCAGGTGAGCTCGGTGGTGCGGCGGCCATCGGGGCGGGCGATGGTGAAGATCACGACGCGGCCGCCTCTCGTGCGCGGCGGCGTGCCCGTCGGGCTGCTTCGCCGACACGGCATGGCTCGCACCTGCACCCGTGCTTGCTGTACGCCCTCTGCCCGCCGTGGACGAGCTGCGGGGTGAGGTCGATGACGCGGCCGTCGTCGTAGTAGGCGCCGGCGGTGAACCCGTCGACGCGCATGCCCGTGCCGAGGAGGGCCTTGCACTGGGCGAGGACGGGGCAGGCGTCGCAGAGGGCTTCCCGCTGGGCGTGCCAAGCGGCGCGTGCCTTCGCGGCCCGGGGCGGGTCGGTACCCCACCAGGCTGGTCGGTCACGGCAGGGGGTGGCGTCGCCGTTGGCGGCGTCGATGAGCCCGTCGAGCGCTTCGAGCTGGGCGGGGGTGGCGAGGGGTCGCCGCTCGACCCGCTTGTGCAGGATGGTGGTCACGTGTCTGCTCCGGTGGGTGTGGTTGGCCAGGCTACGCCGGTGAGGGCGCGGCGGTGCGTCGCGGGAAGGGTGGTGAGGGGCGCGCCGGTGTGGTCGAGGCCGGCCGCGGCGAGGACGAGGGCGTCAGCTTGGTTGTTGTCGCGGACCAGCACCGACGGGTAGCGGCGGACGGTGTCGGCGAGGACGGTGTCCTTGTCGGCGTTGCCCTTGCCGGTGGCGTACGTCTTCACGCTGGCGGGTGGCATCACGGCGACGGGGATGTTGAGCGCGTCCAGGGCGTCGACGACCAGCCACCACAGGCCCGCCCGCTCGGACGCCTTCCCCGTGCGGGTCGAGAACGCGAGGCCCTCGAGAACGACGAGGTCCGACTCCTCGCACGCGGCGACCACCTCGCCACGCAACCACCGCAACCGAGGCAGGTCCGCCAAGCCCTTCGGAGGCTTCGCCGTGACCACCGTCACCGAGTCACCCGTCGGGTCGCCCGGCTCCGCGACGCACAGCCCGGTCCCCGTCAAGGACAGGTCCACCCCGGTCACTCGGGTCACGCCGTCACCTCCCGCTTCGCGGGGAAAGGTGCCAGCAGCGCGAGCAGCGGCGCGAGGACCGCCGCAGCGAGCAGCGGTGGAATGGCGTTGCCGACCTGCTGGTAGCGCTTCGTCGACGTTCCTTGCCACGGGTAGTCGCGAGGGAAGGACTGGAGGACGCCGGCTTCCTCGACGGTGACGCGGACGGAGCCCGGCGTCTTCTGTCGCGGAGGGTCGCCGGGCTTGCGATAGCCAGGGGCGGCGACCACGTCGGCCCTGAAGGAGCCGACGATCGTCGGGGAGGGCCGCTGCTCGGTCCAGTCGAGAGGTGTGTTATCTCCGTCGAGGGCAGCCGTGGGGGTCCAAGCGGCGGTGCCCTTGCCGGTGATGCCGTGGGCTGGCTCGTCGAGGTCGCGGGGCACCTGGCCGGCGGTGTAGCGGGCGGTTGCTCCTGCGCCGGCGAACTGCCACTTGAGCGAGGCCGAGCCGTGCCCTCCGCCGCCGGTCACAGTCATGGCCGGCTCGGTCAGGTCCCGAGGCAGGACGCCGCCGCGCTCCGCCGAGCCGGCGCCGCGACGCTGCGCGAGCTGCCAACGGCTGACGTTGCCGGTCAACGTGGGCGATGGGACGTCGCTGCTGCGCTCGTAGGGTTTGGTGGCGCCACCGCCCATGCCGCTGTTGTTGCCGGTGCTGATGGAGCCTCCGGCCTCCGCACCGAGTGCGGCCGCCATCGACACCCACGGGAGGACGCCGTCGTCGAGGCGAGTCCGGTCGCGGCTGTAGAACTTCGAGTGGGTCGGCGTCGGCCAAGGGGCCCCGGTGAGCCCGTGGGCATCGGCGACGTCCTGGCGGACGGCGACGAGGACGGCGCGCTTGCGGGTCTGCGGGACGCCGTACTGCTCGGCCTGGAGTAGCCCTGTGCGGGCGATGTACCCGAGTGATGACAGCGCTTCGACGTACGCCTGCCAGATCGGGAGGACGGCCGGCACCTGCTCCAGGGCGACCCACCGGGGCCGGTGGTCCCGGATGGTGTTGAGGGGCTCGAGGACAAGGACGCTGCGCTCGTCGAGCTCGGCGTCCCCGACCCATGCGACGGCGTCGTGGGGTGTCATGCCGAACGTCACGCGGCGCACGGCCTGAAGTAGGTGGTCGAGATGCTTGCGCCCCGACCCTTTGCCGGCGGCGGAGAACGTCTGGCAGGGCGGGGAGGCGATGTAGCCGGCGAAGTCGGTGGGGCCGTCGGCGCGGACGTCGCCGTGGATGCGGTCGAATCCGGCGGCCCTTGCGGTGTCGCAGGCGGCCTGGTCGTGCTCGACGCCGATGACGGGCCCGGTGTGGCCGAGGAGACGGAGGCCCTGTTCCCAGCCGCCGGGGCCGGCGAAGTCGTCGCGGATGAGGGTGGTCTCCTCAAGCGCGGCGAGGAGGTCGAGTTGGCCTGGGCAGGTCACGTCGGTGGTCACGCGGCCTGCTCCCGTCCTGGTCGGTGCTGTACGGCCTTGTGCATGCGGATCTCGGCGGCGGCGGGGGTGGAGCGGCCGGGGGCGTAGGGGACGCGGAAGCCGCACCCGCAGGCGGCGTACCCGCCCTGGTCGTCACACGCGGGGGCGGTCACGGGGTCTCCTCGGTTGCGGTGGGGTCCCACCCGGTGGGGAGGGGGTGGATGGGCCAGGTGGGGTCGACGACGGCCTTGGGGTCGTTGCGGCGGAAGTACTCCTGGAGGGAGGTGGCCTGGTCGGCCTTCCACCCGGTCTGCTGGGTGTGGAGCTGGTCGAGGTCGGCGGTGCCGATGTCGGGGTACCTGGAGGCGATGGCCCAGGCGATGCGTGCGGCGGCGAGGGCGTCGGCGGTCGCTTCGTGGGCGTGGTCGAGGGTCACGCCGTAGTGGGCGGCGGTGGCCGTCAACGTGCGGGAGCCGCGCCTGTAGGTGTCGGCGTGCTTGTCGAGGACGAAGGTGTCGACGACACGGGTGGGTGCCGGTGGGGTGTGGCCGTGGCGACGGGCTTCCCGGTCGAGGACGGTCCAGTCGAAGGCCGCGTTGTGGGAGATGACGGGGAGGCCGGCGGCCTGGTGCGCGGTGAGGACCTCGAGGACCTGGCCGATGGCGGTGGCCGAGTCGACACCCTCCGCCTGCGCCTTGTCAGTGGTGATGCCGTGGATGGCCGCGGCGCCGTCGGGGATGGGCACGCCGGGGTTGATGAGCCAGTGGTGGTCGACCCGGGTGAACTGGACGGACGGGTCGGGTCGGGTGAGGACGACGACGGCGACCGTCACCAGTCGGGTCGTGTTGGGCGAGGGCGACGTGGTCTCCGTGTCGAAGGCGACGAGCCCGGTCGCGCACGCCCCGGCGAGCGTGCTGGCACCGGTGAGAGTGGTTGCGGTCATCACAGCCCCTTCGCGGGTGCGGTCCAGAAGTCGGGGTCGTCGGGGGTGGGGACGCGCGGCTCGAGCGGCGGGGTGAGGGGGTGCGCCTTCGTCATCGCGGCGACCGTCGGGTACGTGAGCACGTCCGGGTAGTTCCGGGTGACGAGCTCGGCCACGCCGGTGGGCAGGGTGTGCGGCTCCAGCGCCGAGGGGGCGCGGCTCTTGCCGTTCCAGGACCCGTCACGCCACTCCGGGTAAGAGCACGCGCAGCGGAAAAGCTCGTCCACGCTGTCGTAGGCGTTGGCGTGACTGATGCAGAAGCGCTGTCCATCAGACCGGAAGCCACCTCGTGCGCCCGCGGCGCCGTCTCCTAGACAGCGCGGGTCGAGGTAGGAGCGCCAGGCCACGAGGAGCCGAAGGCCAATCGCGATGGCGGCGCAGGCGGTGGCGATGCCTACGCCGAGACTGCCGTTGGCAGTTGCGGCGACTGCGGCACAGGCGAGCAGGACCGCCGCCGCCAGGCCGGCGCCCCACCTCTGACGCCAAGCGTTCCGCGCCGCGGAGGGCTCGAACGTGAGCGTGGTGTCGACACGCTGGCTCTGGGACGTAGGTGCGACGAGCCCGAGGATCTCGGCCTTCTCGCTGCGGAAGCCCTTGTCGCCGATGACGGTGCGGCCGTAGCCCTTGATGACGGCGGTGACCTGGCCGGGGCCGTTGAAGGTGTTGTCGCCGTTGTGGAAGGCGTAGAACCCGCACGCGCAGTCGGGGTCGAAGTGGTCGGTGTACTCGCGGGTCTGCCCCGTGTCGACGCCGAACGCTTCGCCCTTGGTAGCGGTGCGGGGGTGCCCGCCGCGCTGGCACTTGCAGATGTTCTCGCCGGGCCGCCAGGGCTGCTCGGTCGCGTTGACGGGACAGAGGCGGCCGAGGGAGTCCACCCGGAACGACCGGAGCCCGACCATGTGGTCGTTCGGGACGAGCTCCGGGTCGAGACCCGAGTAGGGGCCCGGGGTGAGGCGGAGGTTGTTGTTGTTGGCGCTGGAGTGGGTGATCTGGCCGCCGACGAGCCCGGCTCGGGTGAACAGGCCACCGGTGACCGTGGAGCCGGCGCGGACGCCGTGCTGGGGGCACCCCGGGTCGGTGAGGAAGCCGGGGACGCACGCGCAGGGGTTCATGCCGGGACCTTCTCTGGCTCGGGGGCGACGGCCGGGGCGGGAGCCGGGGACGGCTCAACACGCTGCGGAACGGTCGTCGGGATGGGCTCGAACTCGATGTACCTGCGGGGCTCGCCGATGTCAGCCACGGGACGCCGCCTCCTGCTGCTCCCAGAACTCGGGCGGAGGGCTGGCGTAGTCGGCGTCGGGGTCGATCTCCCCGTCGATGACCCCGGTGGTCGCGTCGACACCTGCCGGCGTCTGGGGTGCGGCCTCGATCGCGGGAGCCTGCATGGGCGCGTCGATCGCGTCGAGGCGGGTGTCGGTGCGGACCTTCTCGTCGACCTCGAGCGCCCTGATGAGGTTCGGGGACTTCGGGAGCATCTTCACGAGCTGGCGGATCGCGGTCTTCCGCTCCATCCACCGCATCGGGTCGGCGATCTGGGAGGGGCGGGTGTTGCCGCGGAGCTTCTTCACCTGCGCCGGTGAGAGGACGACGAACGCGGACCCGCCGGAGGTGAGGGTCGCGACGGCGTAGTACGCGATGGGGTCACCGTCGGGGCCGTCCATGGACGGCTTGTGGCGGAGGAACGGCTCGAGGCCGTACGCGTAGTCGAACTCGTCGTTCGCGTACACGGCCTGCGCGTCGAGGTGCTTCGCGAGGGGCGACTGCCAGAACAGCTTGGCGTACCCCTGGTAGCCGATGATGAGGGTGGTCTCCCGCTTGTAGGGGACCAGGTAGCACTCGTCGCCGACGCCCGGCTCGAGGCCGAGCTGGGACGCGGACATGAGGGCGCCCATGAACGACTCGGGGGACGTGTTCGCGAGCTGGGGGGTCTTACGGAGGACGGTGAGGGCGAGGCGGACCATGCGGTCGGCGTTGAGGTGTGCGGGGAGCGCGCGGGCGATCTCGGGGCGCATCCGCTCGACCATCTGCTGGAGGGTCGGCTGGCCGCCGTTGGCCTGCTGGTCTGCCTGGCCCTGCACTCGTGCGGTGAGGTCTCGTCCCATGGGTGTCAGTTCTCCTTGATGGTGAAGCGGCGGTGGGTGGTCGGGTTCGTGTAGGTGTCGGCGAGACCGGGGTGATCTGCGCGGAGCCGCTTCGAGTCGAGGCGGCGGGTGGTGACGGGCCGGCACGTCGCGACGGTCCGGTCGCCGACGGCGAGGGCGGTCGCGTCGCCGAGGAGGAGCCTCAGGGCCGCTTCGGCGGTCGCGGCGCGGTCCTTCCCGGCCTTCTCTGCGGCCTTCCCGGCCCGGTACTCGGCGAGGAGCGGGTCGACCCTGGCGGCGGGTGCGACGACGGGTACGGCGGACTCGTCCGCAATCGGGTACTGGCCCTTCACCGCGTCGAGGGCCGTGGCTTCCATCCCGGGTGGGGTGTCCGCGAGGACGTGCCCGGTCCAGAACGTCTCCTCCATGTCGGTGAGGACGCGGATGAGCTCGTCGTCCCGGTTGACGCGGTGGACACGGAAGTCGCGGCCGTCGATGAGGGCGACGACCCAAGCGTGGGTGAGGCCGGTGACGGCGAGGCCGTGCTGGACCTGAACTTCGGCGTGGTCGGCGACCTGGTCGTCCCAGTCCTTCGCGACTCGCCACCCGGCGGTCTTCGACTCGAACAGGCCACCGTCGGCGGTGATCCCGTCGGGCGACAGGAGCTGCCAGGGGCGGGTGGTGGACTGCTGGAGCCCGGCCGAGTGGACGGCGATGCCGGTGTCCTCGGTGAACGCGGTCCGCATGGCGGGCTCGAGGAGCTTCCCCCATCGCATGGCGGCGTTCTCGTCCTCGTCGGTGGCGCGGCCGGTCTTGTCGAGCCAGAGGGCGTACCGGGAGGAGTAGGGGTTGACGCCGGCGATGGTGGACGCGTCGGACCCGCCGAGCCCGGCCTTGCGGGCCTTGAGCCACTGGGGGCGGGGGGCGTCCGCGGGGAGAAGCTGGGTGCAGGCGGGGAGCGTGGGCGCCCCGGTGAGTGTGGTCACTGGTGGGCCGCCTCTGCCATGCGGGCCCTGGCGCCGGCTGCCCGTGCGGTGTCGGCGAGGGCTGCGCGGACCTGGGCTTGGTGGCGGAGGTCGGCGCGTGCTTGGGCGAGGTCGAGGGCAAGGTCGAGCCCGGCCTCGTTGGTGATGACAGGGGCGCCGGCCTGGAGGGCGTGGATGAGGGCGCCGAGGTCGGGGTCTGGTACCCGCTGCGACGCGGGCACGGTGGTGGGTGCAGTCATGCTTCCTCCGGTGGGTGTGGTTGACCAGTGTGCGCGGTGTGGGTGGGCGGTGTCTACGGGTTGGGCTGGCGAATCCGCCTCACGTGTCGTCCTGTGTGCGCGGGCCACGAGCAGCAGCGCCGTCGTCGAGGAAGGCGGCACGCTCGGCCTCGACGCGCTGGGCCATGTCCTCGCGGCCAAGGGCGCGCCAGCGGGCAGGGGTGACGCTGTCGGCGGAGCAGGACTTCGGGAAGCGGCAGCAGCGCGGGTCGTAGGTGCCCGACTCGGCGTCAGGCCATGCCGCGACGCAGTCCGGGTCCCGTGCGTCGTCGGCGCGCTCGACGGCGGCCTCGTCCTCCCCGGCAGAAGGCGCAGGCGGGACGGAGCGGTGACGGACTCGGTCGCGCCAGGCGTCCTTCTGCGTCTCGGTGAGGTCGGCCCAGGGGAGCGCGACGGAACCGCCGTGGGCAGCCAACCGTTCGGCCTCCGCCTCCTCGTCCTCGGTGGGTGCGGCGGCCACGGCACCGGTCTCGCCGGAGCGGTCGTGCTCGATGGCCCGGTCGGCGGGCGCGGTGCGCCAGTCCGGCCAGGTGCGGCCCTCGTTGCGCTCCTGCTTCGCCTTGACCGCGTCGACGATCTCCTGCGGGGACGCGCCGGTCCGCCATGCGCCGTCGAGGGCGAGGATGACGACGTCGACCCACTCGCGGAGGTCGTCGGGGTCGGCCTCGACCTCCCGCAGCTCCTTGCGGATGTGGTCGACGACGCCGGCGGTGCGCCGCCCGGGCCCGAAGGTCCGCTCGGACCACGCGGCCTGCCGGGCGAGGTGCTCGGCGTCGATGCTGGGTGCGGCGGCCACGGCACCGGGAGCGCGGAGGTACAGCGGGGCGGCGCTTTCGCCGCCGTACTCGTCCGCGATGTCGCGAGAGGTGGTCGAGTGGCGGCGCCCTGCGCTGTCGGTCCATATCCACGCGGCGGGGTCGCTGGGGGTGCCCTGCGCCCGGCGGGCACGGGACTCGTCGACCTCGGCAATCAGCATCGCCACCTTCGGGTCGTACATGCCGTGGTCGTTCCCGGCGTACATCGCCCGGAGGTAGTCGAGGTCGTCGTCGGTCAGGTGCTCGGCGTCGGTCAGCTCGTCGGTCATCGGTCCTGCTCTCGGGTATGGGGGACGGGACGGGCAGCCTCGACAGCAGCGCGGTGCTTCGGGCAGTCGGGGTTGAACTCGACCTGCGACCCCGGCTCGACGGCTGACCCGTAGTGGAACCACTCGCTCTCCGGAGTGACCCAGCACTCACAGCCGTCGCCGTACTGGTCCTGTGCGGCGAGGTCCCGGGTCAGGGCCCGGCGGGCGTCCACGGTCAGGTGGGCGGCGAGAGCAGCCACCAGGGCAGGCAGGGCGTCGGGGGAGACATCGACCCCGCCATCGGCGTAGTCGTCCACGGCCATGACGGCGACGTGCGTGTGCTCGTCCCCGTTGTCCTTCGTGACGGTGAGGTAGTCACCGTCGGCGTCGGGTGGGGTGCGGTGGGTTCCGGGCATGGTCACTCCTCGTCCTTCGTGGTGGGGGCCTCCTGCGCGAGACGAGCCAGGGCGAGGTACTTCGGCTTGTGTCGGGGGCTGAGGTTTGTCCAAGCCCAGGGGTGGACGGCGTAGTCGATGCCGTAGGCGGCGCTGTAGATCGCGGCGGCCAGCGCGTCGATGTCGCTGTCGACCTCGGGCTGCCCGAGGTCGCCCGTGGTGCCGGTGGCGGCCAGCTCGGCGCGGGCAGCATCACGCTCGGCCTCGCAGGCAAGGGCGTGGTCGGCGGCGGAGCGGCCGGTTTCACGCGCCCGGTCACGCTGCTCGCGGAGGTTGCCCGCCATGACCATCGCCTCGTCGCCTCGGCGGATCGCCTCGTCGGACTCGCGGCGCAGCCGCTGCACCTCGGCTTCCGCGTGTTCGGCGCGTGCGGTCAGGGCCGCGTGGGCGTTGACCCGGGACACCGACAGTGCCGCGTCAGCGGGGCGGTGGAACGTGGCGACGGGGCGGTCCTTAGTTGGGTCCACGTCCCACGGCTCGTCGGCGTACGCGTGAAGGTTGTAGTTGCCACCGACGCGCCACACGGGCTCGTCGTCCTGGTCGGGTGCGGGTGCCACGGGCACGGAACGCAGGTTCTGAGCGGCGACAAGGTGCCCCGAAGACCCGTCCGGCGCGGTGACCGACCAGTTGGACGAGCGGTACTTGCTGGCCGCGAGCGTGACGACGTCGCCCTCGCGAAGCGTGTGGCACTGGCCGTACTCGCCATCGGCGTACTGGAATTCGGCGACGGCGACGATTGCGCGGGCGCCCACGGTCGGCACCCACTCGGGAGCGGTCACGGGAGACGGGGCAGCCACCAGGACCGCGTCCTCGACCTCGACGTAGTCGTCGTCGGGCAGGCGAAGACCCACGGTGTCGTGCTGGTGAATGTCCTCGACGCGGCCCGCGTAGGTGCCCTCGCCGTGCGGGTCCTTGCCCCTCGCCCACTGGCCGACGTGCTCGGCGGTCACGGGGACGTGGACGATGTTGCCGACGTTGTCCTCGTGAGCGTCTTCGTCCGACCAGCGCACCCAGACGCTGTCCTCGCTGTAGGCGCGCACGACAGTGCCGATGGGCGCGCCGCCGTCGCCCATCAGCGGCTTGTGCCTGATGCGGTCTCCGGGGTGGAACTGTGCGGTCACTTGGTCCTCCTGGTCAGGGCGGCCCACACGCGGCAGGCCAGGGACGGGCGGGGAAGGTGAGCCTTCATCCCGGGATGGGCGAGCTCGAGCGGGGTCACGCGGCGACTCCGGTGACCTTGGTGATGCGCGCGGTCCAGACGAAGCCACTGCGCGGGCACTCGCCGGACATGGCCCATAGCGCCTGATAGGCCGCGTCCTCGTTGGTCGCTTCGATCTCGACAGGAACAGCGCGGTCCCAACGGGTCATGTAGTAGCCCTCGCGGTCGCGCATGGTGCGCTTGAGGTTGAAGACGAAGCGAGGCGTCGCGTCAGCCACGGGTGCTCCTGTGGTGTCGGATGGTCAGGTGGAGGGGGCCGCCCGTGTACGCGGCGACCCGGGCCATGCGGGTGGTGTGGGCGTCGTGGACCGCCAAGCCGAGCGTGCCCACCAGGACCACGAAGCCGACAAGGGCGAGGACCACGACGACGCACGCCCCGAACGTGATGAGCGCGGTCACGGCTCGAGTCCTCGGCCGGCGCACGCACCGCACTCGCGGCCGCGGGGCCCGTCGCCGGTCCCGTTGCAGGGCTCGCACCATGCGGGCCCGTTGGGCTGGGGGCCGGTGCCGAGTGCCCAGGCGAGGGCGTCGGCGACGCCTTGCTGGTAGGAGCGGGCGTCGGTGCCGAGGTCCAGGTCGCGGTCGGCGGCGTCGGCGGCCTGGTCCTTGGCGTCGAGGAGCTCGATGGGTGTGGGCGTGCGGCCACCGGTGTGTGTGGTGGGCAGGACCGTGACGGTGGCGGTCATGCGAGGCCCTTCCATGCGGTGATGACGGCCCAGGCGGCGCCGGCGTAGATGAGGGCGGACGCGGCGATGGAGAGTGCGACGGCCCTGGCGAAGCGGCGGGTGTGCTCGATGGGTGCGGGTGGTCGGGTGGCCCGGGGGGCGGTGGCGATCACGGTCGGCTCCAAATGGTGACGGGTGTGGTGTCGTGGAGGCCGCGCCAGGCGGCTTCCCATCCGGCGGCTAGGTCACCGTCGGCTGCGGCTTGGATGACTTCGCGGTCGGTCATGAGGTCGGTGGGCGTGTAGTGGCGGGAGTGCCACTCGTCGTCCGCCGGGTCGTGGAACGGGGCGAGGTCCGCGTCGGCGTACGAGTCGGTGAACGGGTCCGACGCTGTCCAGCTCACGACGCGACCGGCCAGGTCTTGGCCTGCTCGGCCCGCCGGTGCGCGTCGACCTTTAGGAGGCGGCGGGCGCGGAGGAGCCCGCGGATGACGGCGTCGAAGTCGGCGGGGGACAGGTCGAGGCGGATGCCCTTGCCGTCCTCGTCGGTGACGTCGAGTCCGATGGTGCCGTCACCGTTCGGGTCGACCGTGATCACACCGGTGGTGGGCGGCCACGTGCCGATGGTCACCGCCGACAGCCACCCGTCCGGCGTGAACGCAGGAGTGATGTTCACGCGTCGGCGTCCCGCGTGACGGCCGCCTCGACGTTGCTGCCCTTCGCCGTGCTGCGACGCCACACGCCGGAGACGGACCAGCCGTCGCGGGCGAGAAGGGCGATGACGTCCTGGGCTCGCCGGAACGGGCGTCCGGAGACCGGGTCAGAGACGACGTCCCCGTGGCTGTCGATGACGTTGACGCCGGTGCCGTTGGAAAGGGGGCGGGCGATGTAGGTGGTCACTGCGGTCTCCTGCGTGGTGGTGGGGGTGGGGGAAGTCGCGCTCATCGGAGTCGTCCCTTCGTGGCGGTGAGCGTCCTGCCCACGCTGGTGTGAGTGGTGGTTGGGGCGAGCGGGTATCCGGCGCCCTCGTGTGTCCGGTTGTAGCGGCCAGGGATCTGCCCCCAGTACGGCTGGAGGCGGGCCTGCTCTGCCGTCTCGATGCGGCGTGCGGTCTCGTGGACGTAGGGCCCGGAGAGCCGCCAGCGGCAGACGTAGGGGACCCAGTTGGCCCGGTCGGTCTTGTGCTGCGACCACCGCTTCCGAGGCTGCTTGGTGCACCCGACGTAGAGCACGCGGCCCTCGCGGTCGAGGGCCCGGTACACCCAGTGGGTGCGGGGCTCGTCGCTCACGGGCGGGGCCGGCGGCGAGTGGTGGTCGACTGCGGAAGGTGCACGGGAGCACCGGGGACTGTGGTGACGCGCGGCACGAAGAGGCTGCCGGACGGCGCGTCGAGTGCCTTCTCGATCTTGCGGGCGAGGTCGGGGCGGCAGGTGTTCGTGCGGCCCGAGCGAAGCTGGGCCACGGTCGACCACTGCTTCTCGCCGCAGCGCTCGGCCAGGGAGCGGACGGTGAAGCCGCGGAACGTCATGTACTGCGCGAGGGCGTGCGCCGAGATGAGCTGCACGTCGAACCTCCAGCGGGGCGAGGGGGCCGCGGCGGGCGCGGTGCGGGTGATGGTCGGCATGGGTGGTCGGACCTCCAGTAGGCGGGGCATCTCGCATGCCCCGGTGAGAGTGGACGCTAGCAGGTCCACACGCGGTTGTGTACCTCTTGTGTGACCGATTGCGGCAGGATGACTAGGGGAAGCAAGACACAACGGAGTAGTTCGTACACACGTTGTGTAGATCACCGCTGGACAGCGACCAGCGGCCACCAGGAGGTTCCGTCGTCGTGAGCCAAGACCGAACGCCGGCCCCGGGAACGCGGAGGGCACGCCAGACGGCCCCCGAGCCGTGGGCGTCCCGCATGGTTGAGATGGGCATGGTCGACAGGGGAGCCCCGTCGATCACCCAGCTCGCTGCGCGGGCCAGGGACTTCACGGGCACTGCGACGCCGTCCATGGAGACGGTGCGGCGTTGGGTGTTCGGGGATCGGGTGGGCAACATCCACCCGACGGTGTCGGGGGCGTTGGCGGGGGCACTGGATGTGCCCATCGGCACGATCCTTGAGTGGGTGGGGGCGCAGGCGGGGCAGTCGACCCCGTGGGTGCCTCCGCCGGCGTCGGCTCGGCTCACATCGGAGCAGCGGAAGGCGATGGACCAGTTGGTCCGCCTCTTCGCTATGGCGAACGGTGAGCCGAAGGACGGTGATGGCGGTGGCGACGCGCCCCCCATGACAGTGGAGACGACGGACACCCCGGGCGACGGGATCCGGTTGAGATCGGTGGCGGACCCGGACGAGGTCGGACCAATCCGCGGTGACGAGCAGTCCCGAACCAGTGGATCTACGCGGCGGAGTGGCCGCCGCGGTGTGACGCAGCGTGACGGCAAGGACGCGACCTAGGCCCCGTCGTCGGACCTACCCCGCATGCTGTGACCAGTGTTCAGCGATGAGCCATGGGGGCAGACAGTGGGGACTGTGCAGGTAGTGGTGGGCCGCGGTGGTGTCCGTGAGCCCGTGTGGACTGGGGTGCCGGACGGCCTGTTCGTGACCGTCCCGAAGATGACGTGCACCGCCGCGGGCGCGAGGGCGCTCGAGGTGGTGTGGCAGGCCGCCCTCGACCAGGGGGCGCTCAAGCACGCGGGGCCGGGCGCGGTCGTGTCGTACGCGGTGTGCCCGGTCGTGGACGTGCCGGTGGAGCTGCTCATCACGCCGGGGCGGATCTGTGGGACGTTGTCGGCGGTCGACTTCACGGCGTCGGCTGCGGAGGGCATCGCGGGGATCGTGCGAGAGATGCACGCGTCTCTGTGGGCGTCGGAGCAGGTCGCCTAGTGGGGTCTGTGGTTGACCGGTGGACGCGGCCGGGCCCGTCGGGGAAGCGGGTCCGGTCCGAGCGGTACGGGCGGGGCAAGCGGTGGCTAGCCCGGTACGTGCAGGCGGACGGGTCGCGGGGGAACCTGGCGTGCACGACGAAGGACGAGGCCCTGGCCGTGGTGGCGAGGGCGGACGTCGCCCGCCGGTCTGGTGACATCGCCGCCCCGGTCGGTGGGCCCGTGCTGTTCGGGGACTACGCGGCGTTGTGGGTGTCGCGGCAGGTGCATCACCGTGGGTCGACGGCGGACCGGAACGCGTCCCTGCTGCGGGTCCACCTGCTCCCCAGGCTCGGCGGGGTGCGCCTGTCGGCCGTGACCCGGGGCGTGGTGCAGGACGTCATCGTCGACCTGTCGAAGACCCTCGCGCCGGCCACCACGAGGTCCGTCCTCGTGCTCCTCCGCAGCATCATGCGCGCGGCCGTCGAGGAACGGCTCATCACCACCGACCCGACCCAGCGTGCCCGGCTGCCTGAGTTGTCGAAGGCGCGGGTCGTGCCGATGACCGCCGAGCAGGTCCATGTCCTCACGGATGCTGTGCCGCCGTTGTGGCGACCAGCGGTGGTCCTCGCTGCGGCGTCGGGGATGCGGTCGGGTGAGCTCCGCGGGTTGACGTGGGACCGGGTCGATGGGGACCTCGTGACGGTCGACCGGCAACTCGAGTCGGTGACGCGGGATGGCCGCCCGGTGTGGGGTCCGCCGAAGACGGCGTCGTCCAACCGCAGGTTCCGCCTCGACGAGCGGACGCTCAAGGCGTTGTGGGAGCACCGCGGCAAGCACGGCGAGGGCCCCGAGGGCCTGGTCCTGCTGTCCCGCACTGGCCGCCCGCAGACCCGCACTGGTGCGTCGGAGGCGTGGGGTGCCGCGAGGACCGCCCGCCCTGACGTGCTCGGTGGGACGCGGGGGTGGCATGACCTCCGCCACTTCCACGCGTCCGTCCTCGTCTCTGCCGGCGTGAGTGTGCGCGCGGTCGCGGACCGGCTCGGGCACAAGTCGCCCACCGAGACCCTCGAGACGTACGCCCACCTCATGCCGTCCGATGAAGAACGGAGCCTTGCCGCTGTCGAGTCAGCCTTGTGGGCTTGACCGCTTGCACCGGTGACAGTGGTTGACAGGTGCCCCACCCGGGTGTGTGCTGGTCGGACTTGACCACCCGTGGAAGGGAACCCGATGACGTCCCCAGCGCTCACCCGTGAGCAGGCAGCCGAAGAGTTCGCCGTGTCCCCCTCGACCATCCGTCGGCTCATCGCCGCCGGTCACCTCAAGGCCGTCCGTGTCGGCACCCAGATCCGCATCACCCGGGCCGCCCTCGACGCCTACCTCGACCAGAACGCCGCCGTCCGATGAGCACCCAGGTGCCGGACGGGGACAACCCGGCCATGGACGTGCACAGCCACGGCAGCGAGGATGGTCCCGGGCTGGGATGCCCGGAGACGCGACAGCCCGACGGCACACTGCTCGGGTACTGCCAGCGACGAGGGGGTGGCCCGGTGACCGAGCGGCTGAGCGACCTCAGCGACGACGCGCTCGCGTGGATCGCGGAGCGCCCCGGCGTCGCGTCAGACGAACGGGTTACGGAGATCGCGACCGAACTGCTCGCTCTCCGCGCACAGCAGGCCCCGACCACGGACGAGCCCGCCGCGTGGGGGCTGGTAGACGACGCGGACACCGTCGTCTCCGCCTCGCACTACCGCCTCAGCATCGAGCGGCTGGGTGAACAGCGGGGGCAGCGACTTGTCCCGTTGCACCGCCACCCCGCGCCGGCGACCGACGAGGAGACCGTGAAGCGCGCAGTGATCGCGTTTATCGATGCCCGGCCCCGCGAGACCGACATGGACGACATGACCGGCCAGGAGACGTGGGACGCCGCCCCGCAGTGGTGGCGCGACAACCGCACCCGACAGATGCGCGCCGCGATCAAGGCCGCGCAGGGCGGGGGCGACCGTGGGTGAGCTGGACACCAACCCGGACCGCCGCACCACCATCTGCAACGGGGCCGACACGATGGCCCAGCACCGCAAGTGCGTCGGCACATGGTGGCGGGCAGGGTCTGGACCGAACACAGGCAAGTGCCAGTGCGCATGCCACGGCGACGCCTGACCCGGTGCCAGACGGGTGCCAGCCCTGGCGCGTAGGTGCCACGGTGTGCCATGGCCGAGCAACTACATGCACCGACCTGGTCAGGTCTGGCGGGCGGAAAGTGTGGGCGCCAGTCCTCGAACTGGCGCCCACACTCACCAAAGAGCGGACGAGCCGGCCTGTACGCCGGGTTCCAGAAGGCGTACGCCTGACCAGCGGGGACGCAACCCCGGTGCCTCCCTGGTGCCACCGAGACGACAAGAGACGATGGGTGCCATGACCCTGACCGACTTCCTGCTCGCACGGATCGCCGAGGACGAGGCGGTGGCGCGTTCGGCTGCGACTCAGTGGCAGGACTTCCACGGCGACGCTGGCTACCCCACCCATGGCCTCTACCTGGACATGGGCGGCGGAGACATGGACCGCCTGCCGGGCGAGCACGCCGCCCACATCGCCCGCCATGATCCAGCGCGGGTGCTGGCCGGGTGCGCGGCGAAGCGGCGGATCATCGCGATGAGCGACGGGGGCGCCGACTTCGAAGCGGCCATGCCGACTCGCGGGTACGCCCAGCCGTACCACTCTCCGTCCGCCGACGTGATGACGAGGACCCGCCAGTTGCTCGCTCTGCCGTACGGGGACCACCCCGACTACGACGAGGCGTGGCGGCCGTGAGCCACACTGGTGGCATGACGGCTGCACGGAAGGCGGCGTACGCCCTGCCGCTTCACGCCCTGCCCGGCCTTGCCCCCACCACGACGGCAGCCCCGGACGCGCACTTGGACACCGTCCTCATGCAGGGGCAGGCGGACAAGTATCACGGAGTGACGGCGGAGTTGGCTGTGCCGCCGCACGTGGCTCGCAACGGTGGGCGGGTCGTCTACCAGGACGTTCACCCCGACGGCTCTCGGCACGCCATGTACGTCTACGACGGCACACCGCCCGTCTAGCCCATACGCGGGCGGCCCGTCCGTATGACTTGCGGCCGTGCTCATACGAAGGCGCTGGGTAGCGTGCGCGCGTGGCGACGCGGGTCGAGTGCGTGGACTGTGGCGCCCACCACGAGGGGTACGCGCGCGACGGGGCGGCGTGGGCGAGGGGGCACTACTGCGATGAACGGTGGGACCGGGAGGCCGCGGAGGGCGTGAGCCTGCGGGCGCGGCAGCAGGGGCGGGCTAGGGCCGCACGGACCGCCAGGCTCGCCCAGGATCCGTCCCTCGCGCCGCACGGGGACGTCACCACCTACCGCGAGTGGGGATGCAGGTGCCCGCCCTGCACCGCCGCCTACACCCGCATGAGCGTCAACGCCGCTAAGAGACGGGCGGGTCAGCTCGGACGGTCGTGACGTCGTTGGCGTCGACCCACGTCTCCATCAACGTCCCGTCCTCGTGGCGGACCATCATCACGCGGGCGTCGTCCCCGGCGACCTCGAGGAGGAGGCCGGCGCACGGCCCGTCCTCCGTCGTCACGACGACGTGCTGGTGGGTGAGGTCGAGGTGCTCCCAGCCCATGAGGCGACGGTAAGCCTCCGACACCACCAACCGCTCCGGCGGGGCGTCCCTCCCGTCGACCTGCCGCAGCCCCAACGGCACACCCGGTCCGCGCTTCGGGTGACGACCACCAGCCATGCCGCCGGACCGTAGAGGTGGGTGGGGACAACGCCGCCCCACTGTCTGACCCCGTGGCTAGCGTCGCGTCATGGCACACACCACCAGGTACAAGTTCGTCCTTGAGGGCGCCGTCACCATCGACGACGCGATGGCCGTCGGGCTCGCGTCCACCGGCGGAGCGGTCCCGGACAGCGAAGAGGGCGCGGCCATGCTGCTCCGGTTGCAGATGGACATGCGCCTCGCCCTGCCGATGCTCCTGAGCAAGGCCCTGATGGACGGGCTCGCCCAGCACGCCGACGTCGTCCACTTCGAGTCCGCCGGCGGGAACGTCGCCGTGGTCCCCCACGGCGTCGACATCAACACCGTCGACGTGCCGCAGGGCATCGTCGAGTCTTACGACGCCGACCCGGACGGCCCGCCGCGGGGCTGACACGGCGAAGACGCCCCCACCCGCCGAAGCGAGTGGGGGCGTCGTCGTGCTGGTCAGACCTTGAGGGCGAGGACCGTCACCGCGAGGGAGCCGGCGACGGACACGAGGGTCGTGTTCTTCACGGTGACCCTGCACCCGGTGGTGGTGCGCTGGTCGACGGAGACGACGTCGAGCGCGGAGTACAGGGCGATGGTGTTCGAGTCGATCACCGGTAGCGGCAGGTACGTCGTGTCGGGTGCTGGGGTGTCGAACGGGACGGTGACGGCGTAGGTGGCGCCGCCGAGGACGGTGATGGGCAGGGCTATGGCTGCCCGCCCTGAGGTGACCGTCGGCATGCGGGTCTCGAGCGCGACGAGCCGTGCCGCCAGCGCCGCGCGTGCCGCTTCGGCGTCCTGCCTGTCCGTGTCGGCCTTCGCCTTGAGCGCCGCCTCCGCTGCCATGGCGCGGGCCTTCTCGGTGGAGTCGATCGCCTCAAGCCGGGCAACCTCCGACGACACCCGTGCGGTGAGCGCGTCGAGCTGGGCCTTGTCCCCGGCCTGGCCCGTGGCGACCGCCGCCTGGAGTGCGGTGACGGACGCGTTGAGGTTGGTCCGGTCGGCCTGGAGCCCCGTTATGAGGGCCCTGATGTCCGCCCGGTCCGCCTGCGACGACTGGACCGCCGCAGTGTAGGAAGCGGCCAACGCGTCGAGGTCGGCCTGGTGTGCGGCCTGTGCGTCGGTGAGCTCGCCGAGGGCCTTGATGCGGTCGTCGACGGTGTCGAAGCGGGCGTCCCTATTGAGGACCATCTGGCGGACGTTCGACGCCATGCCCTGGGCGTTGCGGGCGACGGTCAGGGCTTCTGCGGCAGCGGTGTCGTCTCCGCCCACGTTGATCGCGCGTACTGGCATGAGTCCCCCCCGGGCTCGTGCTGGTGGTGGCCGGCGTGGTGTCCGGCTAGTTGATGCCGCCGCCGGTGGTGACGCGGTCGACGCCGGTGTAGTCGGACGGGACGATGGCGAGAGTCCCCGGGGTGGTGTTGCTCACCGTGATGGGCCGGTACACGACCGTCGACGTCTTCGTGGAGCTGGACGTCGCCCGGATCGACAGGTAGCCGACCCCGTTGCGGAAGCGGGTGGTGTCGACGCCCTCGAGGTAGCCGCGCCCCGCACTGTCGAGGGCGGACTTGGCGACGGTCCCGAGGACGGTGTCGCCCAAGCGCACCTCGACACCCGTGGATGTGAGGCCGAGGACGTGGCCGGCGTAGAACGCGAGCATCGCGTTGCGGTACGCGCCGGTGTTGCCGAGGTCGTCGACGAGGACGCCACTGGACGTCTTCTGGGGGCGGCCGGTGAGGGTGCCAGTGATGGTGGCCTTGCGCCCGGGTGCGAGCCACACCACCGTCGGGGGCGTCGTGTCCGCCCCCGCGGTCTCCTGACGGAGGGCGGCAGGGTCGAACGTCGTGTACGACGCCGCGTTCCCAACCCCGTTGACCCCGGTGTTGTTGCCGCCCCACCACGTCGCGTTACCGGGCCCGCCGACGGCTTTGAAGTCCTTCGCGACGATCTGCAACGGGCCTGTGCCGATGGACCGGACGACCTGCCGGTTCGGCATGGCGTCCTCAATCAGCATCGACTCGATGCGCCCGGACACGGTCACACCACCGGCGCCGTTGTTCAGGAAGATGGACCCGTGGTCCTGCTCGGACCAGTTGCAGCCCTTGACGTGCATCCGCTGGGCGAGGTTGTTCGCCATGCCCTTCGGGTTCGAAGAGGCGCCTTCCTCGCGGTCCCACAGGAATCCGCCCGCCGCGGACCCTTCGATGTAGCACTGGTCCCAGTAGATGTCGGAGTTGCAGATCGACACGGTCCCGCGGCCGTGGCCGGTGCCGATGACCCGGTGCCTGATGTACGCGATCCGCACCGACGAGCTGGTGTCGGCTTCACCGGAGTACCGGACCGGAGCGATGCCGTCGTCACCGGAACGCCGGGAGGTGCAGTCGGTGTAGAGGAAGTCCTGGCAGCCGTTTGCGGCGTGGAACGCGTCAGCCCACGTCTCGATCGACTCGCACCGGTTGAACCACACCCGGCGGCCCTTGTACCCGAAGAACCCGGCTGCGCGGGCACCGATGCCGTGGACGTCCTCGACGATGATGTCGTGGACGAAGGGGTCGACCAGCAGCATCGTGTTGCCCTGCTGGTTGAGTCCGGTCCGGCCGACCGCGCCGATCGTCTCGAGCTTCGCGGGCTTGGCCTTCGACCCGTGGATGTAGATGCGGCGGGCGGAGTTCGACTGGGCCTGCTCGTCCGTCACGGACCCGTCGGTCGGGAGGGACTGGCGGTCCCCGAGGAGCCGGATCGCGTGGTTCTCCATCAGCCCGGTCGACGCGTTCGCGTGGGTGTGCTGGATCGTCACGCCGGGTGCGTAGAGCTCGAAGTCGGCGGTGAACCTGGGCATGTCGAGGTTGCGGGCCGCGGTGACGTACGTGGCGTCCTCGGTGAGGACGAGCTTGTCGCCGGCCTGGCGGGTGCCGGAGTAGCCGGTGTGATTGCCGAAGTACCCCATCCACCGCTTCTCGAAGTCGGTCATGCCCGTGGACGTGACCTTGAGCGTCGAGTCGTCGAGGATCGGGAGGGTGTCGAACTGGACGGTGCGGGTCGGCGCGGGCCACGAGGCGGTGCCCTGCGTCGTCACGGGGTTGTGCGCGGCGCCGAACATCGACTGGAAGTTGCCCACCCACGTCGGCTGCGCCGACAGCGTCCCGAGGGCCTGAGGGAACGCCGACACCGTCTGCACGGCGGCGAGGAAGTGCTGCGTCCACTTCCACGTCTCCGCGTTGCCCGCGTCGTCGAGACCGGACCTGCCGAGCCACCACGCCGCCCCGTCAGCGATGCCCGACGGGATCGTGAGGGCCTGCGACCACGTCCCACCAGTGACCGCTATGGAACCCGACAGCAGTGCCGTCCCACCCTCGGTCGCGGCGACCCTGTAGCGGACCTCAGCCACCGTCGGCCCCCTCGATCACGAAGGACCCCAGGCGGGTGGTGATCTGCTCGCCGTTGTGGGCGGAGCGGGCCCACACGTGCCAGCGGCCCGCAGGGAGCGACGCCGGCGGCGTGTACGTGAGCTCCTGCCCGTCCACGTCGATGGGGAGGTGGAAGTCGCCGTCGCGGGGCTCGGAGTCCACGGGGACGCCGTAGACGGGGTGGTCGTCGTGGCCGATGAGCGCGACGCCGATGAGGTCGCCCTCGAACGTGTACCGGATCGGCTGGGTGGGGTCGAGGCTAGGCATCGGTGTAGCCCCCTCCTGCGGTCGTGGACCGCTGCGTGGTCGCGCCGCTCGAGGGCGCGGTGAGAGTGGTGGTGGGGGCGGTCGTGTCCGCCGGCGTGACGCCCGTGTCGGAGTACCCACCCGAGACGGTCACGGACCGCTGCGTGGTGGACCCGGCCGAGGGGGACGTCAGTGCCGTGACCGGCGGGGTCGTGTCACCCGTCGCGGGTCCGATCTCGGGGAGCAGCGGCGCGAGACGGGGCGCGGTCAGGGGCTGTCCACCAGGCGTCGACGGGCTGTTACCCGACACCACCCGGCACGCCTGAATGATCTTGCGGATGTCCGTCGACTTGAACGAGTCGATGAGCTGGGTGCGGAACCACCCCGGAGCGCCTGGCTCGATCTGGAAGCCGGCGTCGCCGCCCTGGTCGGACAGCATCCCGCCGTACGTCTGCATGGCCGTCGCGAGGATCGTCCCCGCCTCGGTGGTGAGGCCGAGGGACGACAGGGACACGTCAGCGGGGATCGCGAACAGCGACCCGTAGGGCAGGTTCCCGGTGAACCGGTCGAGCTCGTAGTCCTGCTCGGTCGCGGGCCACACGTACCCGCGGCCTCGGGAGAAGCCGGCGCGGGGTGTGCCGAGGGGCCACCCGTCAGGGCACCAGTCCGCGACAGACCGGTCGCGCGTGGTGAAGGTGCCGTTGTCGTAGTACCCGTAGTTACCGCCGGGGTTCCACAGGCGGAGGAGCTGGTCGGCGCGGACGAGGACCGCGACGACGTGCGGGATGACCTTCGCCTCGACCTCGTGGGCGCGGATGAGCCCGCCGATCGCGGACCCGCCGTACGCGCGGGTGCCGTTCTGCGGGCCGATGCCGGAGCCGGTGGTGTCGACGCGGTGACGCCGGTACACGTCCCACCGGTTCTCGGTGAATCGTTCGACCCGGTAGTTCTCCTCGAGCGTGGTCCCGTCGGGCTGGAACACGTGGGAGTGCTTGTCGTGGTACGAGTTGGCGGTGTCGTCGGACACGACGGTGCCGAGGGGCGCGAGGAAGGACCCGGACCGGGGGAAGTAGACCCGGTCGGTCGCCCGGACCTCCGGGTCGCCGGTGGCGGCGTGGTTGATGGGGTGGGAGTCCGACCCCTGCGACGCGTGCCACCCACCGTTCGTCGCGGACGTCTCCTTGCGGAGCGACACCGTCGCCGGAGACGTGACCGGCTCGAACGTCTGCGTCACCGGCATCGGCACGTTCCACGGCGAAGCGGACGTGAAGGGGTGGTAGCGGGGGTCGCGGGTCAGGTCCGTGCGCTTCGCGGGCATCGCCCGGTTCACCGGCCCCGCCGACAACGGCACCGTGACCGTCGCCGCGGGCCCGTACGTCCCGTCCGCGTACACGGCCTCTGCGACGACCACGACCTCGGTGGCCGAAGCGAGGTACGCCTCGGACATCTCGAGGCCCGTGGTCGTCTGCCCGGTCGTCGCGGTGACGGTCTTGGTGTGGGTGATCCCGCCGGCGGTGCGGCGGACCCGCACGTTGCCGGTGGTTGGGGTCGCCCACTTGACGGCCAGGCGGCGGATGTTGTTCGGGGACGACGACAGGGTCGTGACGTCGGGGTTCGACGGTGTCGGGTTGGGCGTCGGCGTGGGCGTCGGGGTGGTCGTCGACCCGTCCGACGCGTAGAGGACGTTCCCGAGCCAGTCGGTAACCGACAGGACCGGGGCGGTCGACGTGCCCAGGGTGACGCCGACGGCGTTCTCGAAGATGGTGGCCGTCACCGTCAGACCTCCTCGAGGACGTACGCGCGGGCCGTGACGCTGGCGGCGGACGCGGGCGTGACCTGGTTGGACACGACGTCGATCTCCGCGAAGGCGGCGCCCGACGGGGACACGAGGCCGGTGTAGGCGCGGACGTCATCGGCGTTGGTCGTGCCGATCGCGGCGGACGAACCGTTCGTCGTGGAGATCACGGTGACGCCGTCGGACGCGATCCACCGGATCCGGACGAGGATGGGGGTGGAGCCCCAGTTGGCGTTGCGGCGGACCGTGACACCGGCCTTGAGGTTCTTCCCGCCGGCCATGCCGAAGCGGGTGCGGATGCCGAAGGTGTGCCACGTCCCCGACGCGCTGGTGGCCGTCGCGGCGCCCGCACCGGAGATGACGGACGACGTCAGGGTCGACGAGGACGTCTGCTGCCCGAACAGGGCTGCGTCGGCGAGGTTGCCCGCGGCGAGGCGTTCGTTGACGGGCTGGGCGTGGTTCGTCAGCGTCGGCGTCGTCACCGCCGGCGCGGCCTGCTCGACATACAACACACCCGGGAGGCGCCCCCCGTCGGCGCTGATCTTCGCGGCGATCTGGTCGGCCGTTCCTGCGAAGAACCCGAGCTTGCCCGTGACGACACCGTTGACTCGATCGAGCTCGTCGCCGACGACGACGAGGCCCTGGCGGATCGCGATTACGTCGTCGGGCAGCTTGGTGCGGTCGGTGGACCCGGTCGCCGGGCGGGTTGCGCGGGTGTTGTCGAGGAACGCCCCGAAGCTGGGGATCCGGTCACGCAGGGCCATCGGGGCTCCCTAGTAGGTGGCGTTGTCGTAGGTGGCGTCGTCGTACGTCGAGGACGCCGCGGGGGCGGTGGGTGCCGTGTCCTGGGAGCTCGTGGAGCCGCGGCGGACGTTGACGGTCGTGCCGTTGGCGCGGGTGTTGTCGTAGACGAGGACGCTGGGCCGGTCGGTGGGCGACATGTCGGAGTTGATGTCGCGGCCGGAGGCGGTGCCGTCGAACCTGTTCCCGCTGATCTGGAGGGCGGTGATGGCCGTCGAGATGTTGATGGACAGGTGGGCGGCGTCGAACCAGTTGCGGTCGATGACCCACCCGGTGGGGGTGCCGACGTTCGCCTGGATGAGGATGTTGGAGAGGGTCCGCCCACCGGTGTACTGGCCGACGTCGGGCTGGTACCCGATGGCCGGGTCGCGGCGTGAGACGCCCCAGCAGCCGAGGACCACACCGTTGTCGCCGCCCTGGATCTGGACGCCGTCGTTGTGGGTGTACCCGTCGGACTGGTAGTCGGCGGCGTCGAAGTACAGGTCGTGCCAGGTGCAGCCCTTGGCGGAGAAGCCGGCGGGGTAGTTGGTGGGCTGCCCGTTGGCGGTCCACCAGTTGAACCCGTGGACGCCGAAGGGGTCGACGACCCTGGTGAAGTCGCACCGCTCGAAGCGGGTGTGCCAGCCGAGGAACCCGTTGACCCGGTTGCCGAGGGCGCGGGGGCGGAACGTGCAGTCGATGACCTGGACGTCGTCTGCCTCGCCAGCGCCGACGAACAGGTCGGACGTGACCTGGAGGAGGCCGTGGTCGGACGTGTGGGCGGTGGGCCCGCCGGTAAACTCGCACTCCTCGAACCGGACACCGCGGGAGCGGACGTCGACGCGGCGGAGGAACCGCTGCCGCCGGTAAGTGCCCGGCGAGCTGATGACGAGGGCGGTGGTGGTGTCCGTCGAGTCGGTGAGGGTGGCGCCGGTGGGGACACCGGTGAGGACGCCCGGGATGGGCTTGTCGACGCCGTAGACCATCGTGGTGCGGGTGACGCCGCCGGGCTGCTTCGACGCGTGCCATGCGACGAACCGGGCGATGGAGTCGTTGATCGACGCGGTGACGATGTCCCGCTCACGGGCGGCAGTGGCGAGGTCCAGGACCATCAGGTCGCCACCACCTGGTCGACCCACGTCTTCAGCGCGGCGGCGAGGGCCTTGCCCTGGACGAGGTCAGTGGTGATCTGCGCGAGGTCCGACGGCTGGGTGCGGGTCGCGATGACGGGCAGCGTCGGCAGCGGGGGGAGGGTGACCCCGGCCTGGAAGTTGGGGTCGGCGAGGACCCCGAACGACACGGTGTCGGTGGCGGTCGCGCCGACCGCGTCGGTGACGGTGACCCGCCACGTCAGCGTCGCCGCGTTCTGAAGGGACGGGGCCGTGAAGGTGCGCGTGGCCCCGGACCCACCGAGGGTCACGCCCGGGCCGGCGGTCTGCGTCGCCGCGTAGGAGTACGGGGCCGTGCCCCCGGTGGCGGACGACGTGAACGACGACGCCGTCCCCGCGGACACCCCGGTGCGGGAGGTCCCGGCGATCGCGGCGAGGCCCGTCCCGGCGGGCTTGTTGACCGTCAGGAGACCGACGAGGTAACCGGCGCCGGACCCGGTGTTGAGGCCGTTGTGGGGCGCGGTGCGGGACCCCGACGCGCCCGCTGCGGGGACGAGCTGCTGGTACACGGACAGGGTCGAGTCGGACCCGCCGGTGTTCGTGGCGCCCGTCCCGACGAGGGTCATCCCGTCGGGGGCGGTGAACCCGACGGGTGCGCCGCCGGTGGAGTTGTTCGCGACGACCGCGACGAGGAGCTCGTACGTCTCGGTGAGGTCGACCGACGGGAGGATCTGCCGGGCGTCTGCGGTGCCGACGTTCGACGCGGTCGCGTACGTGCCCGCCCCACCGAAGGGTGCCGTGGCGAGGTCGGTGGAGCGGGCGATGATGACGACCTGCCGGCCCGACCCGCCGGTCCACGCGTAGGAGGACGGGTCGACGGCCGCGTACACGCCGAGGGCGCCGGCGGTGGTGTCGACGGGCGCGCCGAGCTGAGTCCACCCCGTCGGGGGTGTGTGGGGTGCGGTGCCGTTGCGGTTGTAGGTGAACGCGATGAGGCGGTCACCGGTGACGGCACCGGAGGGCTTGACGCCGGTGATGGTGGTGCCCGACGCGACGGTCGTGGCGGTGACGTTGGCGGCGCCGGTGAGGAGCGTTCCAGCCATGGTGGGTTCTCCTGTCAGGCGCCGACGACGAGGGACACGCGCGGGTCGACCGTGAGGACCTGCCCGTCACGCGCGACGCTGACGACGGCGGGGTCGTTGAACCGGTCGTAGGTGTTCGGTGCGATGACGACGGCCCGGTCGGCGACGGACGAGGCGACGTGGATGACGGGGGACCCGGCGCCGTAGTTCGTCTGGTACCGGGTGAACTTGTTGGCCGTCACGAGGAGCTGGGTGCCGCCGGTGATGACGAGGTAAGCCCGGTCGAGGACGGAGGCGGTCGCGGACGGTGCGTCCATCGCGCCCTTGTAGGAGACGCCGTCGAGGACGTGCCCGGAGCCGGCGGTGACGAGGATCGCCTTCCCGTTGATGCGGGAGGAGTCCTGCGCGTCGATCGCGAGCTGGGTGACGTGGGTGTTGTAGCCGCCTTCGATGGTGAGGCCCCACCCGGCGCCGCGGGCGGTGATCATGCACCGCCCGATCGTCGACTTGGACAGCAGGGACCGCATGAAGGGTGTGGCGGTCTGGCTCGAGGTGGACGACGCGGCGAAGGAGTAACCGTCATTGCCGAAGACCGTGGTTTCGGACCCGCCGAGGCGGATGGCGGTATCGGCGATCGACTGGATGAACGACACGCCGGTCGCGAAGGACGTGCCGGTGGTGTACCCCCACCAGACGGTGGAGAAGTTCTTCCACGCGGAGTCGCGGAACTCGCAGTACCAGAGGGTGCGGCCGGCGATCTGGGTGCCGTCCATGCTGTTCCTCGGCATCCAGTGAGTGGTGTTGGAGCCCTGCCACTGGATGTTGTTCATGGTGACGTCGCGGGGTGACCCGTCGGACGGGTACGACTGGTTTGTCTGCCCGTCGGTGGGGAAGACGAGGCAGGAGGTGCCGGAGGCGCCCTGCCAGTTCCAGATGGTGCCGCGGGAGAACTCACGCGACGGTCCTTGGCGGCCCAGGATCGTGGTGCCCGAGTAGAGCTCGATCGGAACCGTCGTGCTGATCATGCGGGCGGGGAGGCGTACCGCGCGGGACGGGTTGCCGCCGTGGGCCTTGTTGTACGCGTTCATTGCCGTGACGCGGGCGTTGTCGTCGGACCCGAACGTGTCGAAGTCGATCTCGCCGACGGCGGCGAGGGTGTCCCGGATCGTCGCGCCGCCACCGGTGGATGTGGGCAGTTGCGACGCGGGGACCTTCCCGCTGACGAGGTCAGCCTTCCCCGCGAGGGCCGTGGCGGTGGCCGTGGAGACGGGCTTGTCGGCGTCGGAGGTGTTGTCGACGTTCCACAGGCCGACGTCGTTCTTGACGAGGGTGACCGCGCCGGTCTTCCCGGCGACGGTGCGGACGTCAGGGGTGAGGGTGATGGTGTCGGCGGCGTCGTTGACGGTGACCGTCAGGCCGGTGCCGCGGAGCGCCGCGCCGATGGTGTCGCGGACGACCTCGGGGTCGGTGGAACCGCCGCCCCCGCCCGTACCGAGGATCGCGCGGAGAGCGTCAGCGGACACGACCCCGGACAGGCCCGCGACGGACAGGACCTCGGGGCGGGACACGACGACACCGGTGGACGACGGGACCGGGACGAGGAGGTCCAGGTCGATCGTTGGGGCGCCCTCGAGGAGCGCGATGTCCGCGACGGGCGGCTGCTGCTGGACGCCGGTGAGGTTCGTCGTGACCCGGTACGTCCAGCGGGTGACGGGCTGCTGGTTGCCGTCGACGAACCCGGTCTGGTCGGTCGCGGGAAGCACGACGGTGGCCATGCCGGCCTCGTCGAGGTCGACGACACGGTCGACCTGCACGAGGGGGGTGCCGGTGGCCTGCCAGATCAGCCACCTCGAGGGGCGGAACGTGAGCTGGCCGCGGATGGGCAGGCCGGTGGTGAGGGAGACGTACGGGCCGATCTCGACGGTGACCGTCTTGATGCCGGGGGGCAGCGCCACGGGGGCTCCTCGTGCTGTGTGTGGGCATGGAGAAGCCCCCGGGCCTGTGGCTTCCGGGGGCTAGGTGG